TTGGGTGACCTACCATCGCTGTTAGAAGAACTCAAAGCAGAAGCAGTCAAGGTGAATGCTGAGTTGTCTAAGAAACTTGGAATCAACCAGTCAGTTGCCATCACTTGTGTAAAACCCTCTGGTACGGTCTCACAGCTCGTTGACGCGGCATCTGGGATACACGCACGACATAACCCTTACTACATTCGTACTGTACGTGGAGACAAGAAAGATCCTCTAACCAACTTTATGATCGATAAAGGGTTCCCTGTTGAAGACGATGCGATGAACCCTGCAAACACCGTTGTGTTTTCATTCCCTGTGAAGGTAGACAAGGGTGCAGTATTCCGCACTGATATGACGGCGATTGAACAGTTAGAGATGTGGTTGATCTACCAGAAGCATTGGTGCGAACACAAACCATCCGTTACTATCTCTGTCAAAGAGCACGAGTGGATGGATGTGGGTGCGTGGACATATGCTAACTTTGACTACATGAGCGGTGTATCGTTCTTACCGTTCTCTGAGCATACATATAAGCAAGCACCTTATCAGGATACTGATGAAGCAGGATACAAAGAGTTGTTGAACATTATGCCAAAGGATATCAACTGGGCAGATCTAGCAGAATACGAACTAAGCGATACCACGGTGGGTAGTCAAGAACTAGCATGTGCTGCTGGCAATTGTGAAATCGTATAATGGAGGAGTTCGATTATTCTTTAAATTGTCCTTCGTGTGATGCAGCAGTTGACATTAGAGTTCGTCACGAAGACGAACTTCCGGTGTTTTGTCCTATGTGCGGAGAAGACGTTAATGAAAGCTGGAAAGTGACTGATTAACGCATGTCGTGTAAATTCTTTACTTATAAAGGCCATGACAGTTCTATAACTGAATATGTACCAAATGAGAACTTTATTATACATGATTTGTCAAAGATATCCGGTATAAAACATTTTTTTTACCGCCAAAGAAAAGATCATTACGAAGAACTTAAAACCAAGATTACTTCGGGTCAACTTTGTATGACCAAATGGGGTACCAAAGTATTGGGTCCTAATCATAGTGATGTTGGGGGGGAACAAAATTGGTCTCGGGACCCCAAAGACCGATCTTTTTTAGATCATCATGAATGTCATGCTTGGGGGGCATTTGCTCAATCACCCTTCAAACATGATCGGGCATTCATTCTAGCATACGATGGTGGTGGTGATTCCAACTGTACTTTATCCTGTGGCATCGATGCAAAGAAAGGATTGACCACTATTGATCGTCCAACTGCTAGTGAAAATATTATAAACCATTCACCCGATTGCATTACTCGAATATGGTCAGAGTTTGGATTGCAAGGCGGTTTCAAAAAATCCATAGGTGTACCCCAAGGCAATACCGCCAATTATTGCCTAGACATTTCTGGTAAGATTATGGGGTTAAGTGCTTACGGTAAGGAACATCATCAGATAGAATCCTATATTAACAACCTGATGATGTATGGGGCATTCGGGAACAATGCTTTTGTAAGTTCTAGGCATATTGGGTCATTGCTAGATTTGTTTGAAGCAGACGAAAAAGACGTTGCGTATGCTTTACAAAAAAACCTAGAAAATGTTGTGCTTTCATATTTGAAACAATTCGATTTCAATGAATGGAATAATAATCTAATCCTTACGGGTGGTTGTGCATTAAATGTTTTAGTGAATGAGTTGATACGAGAAAACTTTCCCAACGTTGACGTTTGGGTACCTCCCAATCCAGATGATAGCGGAATTTCTCACGGTGTTGCCGTATATGATCTATGGTCTAAGGGTAACCCCGATTGGAGTCTACCAGTTATTGGCGCACCTCTTAATGACATTCCTCTCTTAGAAACTCACATCCGTACCAAAGAGTGCATTCAAATATCAGAGATCTCGGATTTAATCGATTCAGGAAAGATATTGGGCATTATTGAAGGCGAGTATGAAATAGGCCCTCGTGCATTGGGGCGGAGGTCTATCATATGTGATCCTTCTAGGGTTAACATGAAAGATGTTCTCAACTCAAAGGTCAAGTTCCGTGAATGGTATCGCCCGTTTGCTCCTTTTGTAAGAAAAGAAAATGTTGAAAAATATTTTGAAACTTTAGACTATCGATGGCACGACTTCATGAGTTTTGCGGTTAAGGTGCGAGGAGATACTGACAGGTTTCCGGCAATAACTCATGTAGACAATACAGCACGAATTCAGACTGTAAGCGAAGGTTCTGGTTTTTTCTATGATATTTTGGGACACACTCAAAGCGAAGTGTTGTTGAATACATCCTTTAACATTCAAGGCAAACCTACCTTAAACAGTATCGAAGATGCTCTTTGGATACTGGACAACACCGAACTTGATCATGTTCTTGTGGTGCATGAAGGCAATTACTACCTTTTCTAAATCATATAAGTAATGTCATGAGTTGGCAATACAATAGCGTTTTATACGAACCTACAGAAGAAGAACTCTCTTCTTTGATAGGATTTGTCTATTGTATTGAAGAAAAAACTACCGGAAAAAAGTATATTGGCAAGAAAGGATTCTGGCGCAATAAGATCCTACCTGTCACCAAATCTCGCAAGAGACGCAAGCACACGCTCGTAGAGAGCGATTGGAGGACTTACCATGGTTCTAGTGCCCTATTAAAAGAAAACGTATTACTTAACGGAGAAGATATATATAATAGGGTAATATTGAGATTATGTAAGACTAAAGGTGAAATGTCGTACTTCGAAGCGAAAGAACAGTTTGATCGAGATGTGCTTTTAAAGGATGATTATTACAACGAATTTATTGGATGCAAGATACATTCTAAACATTTAAAATTATAAATATTAACTGATTCAATAAGATTAATTAACCATGTTAAGATTTTCACAACACATTCTCTCCGAAGGTGTCAACGACCCCGCAATCTTCAAAGCAATCTTTCTCGCCGGTGGTCCTGGCAGTGGCAAATCATTCATCGCAGGTAAGACTGGGTTACCAGCACTGGGATATCGCGTTGTCAACTCTGACGATGCATTCGAAGCATCAATGAAGAAAGCCGGTATCGCATTAGACCCCGAAGGTATCTTCTCTGACAAGGGTCAAGAACTCCGTGGTCGAGCAAAGACTCTCACTGGTAAGAAACAAGAACTCTATCTCAAAGGTCGTTTAGGTCTTGTCATTGATGGCACAGGTCGTGATCATGCGAAAGTGGCGCAACAAGCAAAGATGATGAAGAAGATGGGTTACGATGTCGCAATGATATTCGTAAACACCGACAAAGACACCGCACTGCAACGCAACCGTGATCGTGAACGCTCACTACCTGACGCAGAGGTTGCTAAGATGTGGGACACTATCCAACAGAACGTTGGTCTGTTGCAAAACATTTTTGGTAAGAAAAACTTTTTAGTAGTCGATAACTCTGACGGCAAGGACTACAAGAAAGAGACGTTACGTGCATATAGAGACGCGGTGAAGTTTACCAATAAACCACCTGAGTCAAAAGATGCTAGAGCGTGGATTGCTAGTCAGAAGAAGGGTCGAGCAGTGCAACAGAAACTGCCCATTTAAATAAAAACTTGACAAATGGTTCTAGATGTGTTACCCTAGAGCTATAGTTCGAAGAGAGAATATACTATGGTTAATTACGTACAGCGACAAGTATTTGAAATATTAGAAAAGTTTGTTACATGCAAAACAAGAAAAGAAAAAATCGAACATCTGCAATTAAACAATATCATGCCTCTTAAAGATGTACTTAGGGGTACGTTTGACGACAAAATTCAATGGAATCTTCCTCCTGGTAAACCACCGTACACTGCTAATAGACCAGAAAGTACACCATCCACACTTCTTAAACAACACAAAAAGTTTAAATATTTTGTGAAAGGATTTCGCGAATCCGAATCTCTCATTCCCGTTAAACGAGAAAGAATGTTTATAGATATGCTTGAATCAATTCATCATGAAGATGCTAAGATATTAATATCTATGATAAATAAAAAACCACCAGTGAAGGGATTAACTAAAAAAATAGTAGAGGAGGCTTTCCCCAATTTAATCTCAACTTAATTATGTGAATACCCAAATCGATAACAAGGAGACTTATGCCTATGGTAACAAACCAAATAGAACGACTAAAAAAAGACTCTAGGGAACTTGGACATTATATTCACAAGTTAAATAAAAAAGGTAAAGGCGATGCAGCACATAGAATGGTTAAGAAACAAGCATTCTTAGATGCCGCCATACAACAAGTCACGAGGGGGTGATCCTTATCTAATCGGATCCCTCTCAAAATAGAGGGATCCATTTTAGGATATTATTATGCCAACATACGATATGAAAAATAAAGAGACAGGCGAAATTAAAGAAATGTTTCTGAAAATTAGCGAAAAAGATACACTAGAAAAAGAAGGGGTTTGGGTGCAAACGCATCTTGAACCAATGAAAATTGTACGTACTACAACTTCATCTTTATCTAAAACTTCTAATGCATGGAGAGACCACTTGAAACATATTAAATCTACCTCGGGTCGCTCTAACACAATTAAAATTTAATGCGAGGATCACAACCCCCACATCAACAACCGGATATGCGGATCCGTCTTGACCAGATGGATACCATCGAACCTATCACACCTCATCAAACAGATGCATGGAAAGGTTGGAGAGACGGTGACCATCTCGCCATGACTGGGACTGCCGGTACAGGCAAAACGTTCCTTGCCATGTATCTTGCACTCGAAGAAGTGATGGACAAAAGCACCCCATACGATACCTTGCGTATCATTCGGTCTGTAGTACCAACCCGCGAGATTGGATTTCTTCCCGGAACTGTAGAAGAAAAGTTGAACTCTTACACGGGACCATATCGAGCTGCAGCAACCGAGTTATTCAATGATCCCAAAGCATATGATAAGTTGGTGCACAATAATTTCGTCACGTTTGAAAGTACCTCATTTCTACGTGGTATTACATATGATAGCAGTATCATAATAGTTGATGAGATGCAAAACATGACCCTGCATGAGTTAGATTCTGTTATCACGCGAGTGGGTCAAGCAACCAAGATCGTATTTTGTGGTGATTACTATCAGAGCGATTTCAAACAAGAGAAAGACAAGAACGGTGTAAACCAGTTTTTAAGTATCCTAGACAACATGAAGAGTTTCACGCATGTTGAGTTTGGGTGGGAAGATATAGTCAGGAGTGATTTTGTTCGTGACTATATAATGACAAAAGAATGGATGGGAATCAGATGAACAGAGAAGAAATTTTTGAAACATTAAAAGTAGACGAGGGTGTCAAGTATGAAATATATGCAGACCATCTCGGTTACCACACCTTTGGCGTGGGGCACCTTGTTACCAACGAAGATACCGAATGGGGACAAGAGTTCGGAACGCCAGTCTCCGAAGAGAGAGTATGGGAATGCTTCGACAAAGACCTTGACACCTCAATCAGCGAGTGTCATGTGTTATACGGCCAAGGGGTCTTTGAAGAGTTTCCCGAGACCGTCAAGCAGGTCGTGGTTAATATGATGTTCAACATGGGCAGACCTCGGTTGTCTAAGTTCAAGAAATTCAATGCAGCACTCCTTGCTAATGATTGGAAGGAAGCAGCAGTTGAAGGGCGTGACTCACGATGGCACAAGCAGGTGACCAATCGTGCTGAACGTTTGATGGTAAAACTCGAAGATATCTAAAAAGAGTTATAAGGGTAATTGAAATGGCAAAGTATGGGAAATTTGATCCCCGTAACAAAAAGAAAAATAAAGATAAAAGATATATCGTTGATACAAAACGGGCAAATAAATCGAAACCTACTGATTACAACGAAAATATCGAGAAAATTTTAGATTTAGAATTGAAAAAAAAATATTCTTGAGTAGATAATATTGAACCCTTACGTCACAGATGTGAACGGCGATAAGTGGCTTTGTAAGGGTAACACTTTGTTATTTCGAGGCACATCAGGCATTAATGATTGTTTGATGGGTCTTAACACTGCCTACTTTTTGTCGCACATGCTTCAAAAACAAATTCATCTCCACTTCTATTGGTGGCACGATGAAGACTACTTGTTTCATTGTGAAGACCCAGAAACTATTATAGAACGCACGAACTACCTCGAATCATTTTACCTCAACTATGGATCTGTAAAAGTCTCACATTTCTCCAATGTAGATGTGGATTTTTTTAACAAAGACTTACATATTAATATCGAAAGGGGTGATCGTCTTGGTACACAGACCGCATTGTCTGGCGTTAACTCGTGGTTCATGAACGATAAAGTATCCTATGAAACGAAAGTCAATCCTAACTTAATTGTATTGTGGAGACCGATTCGCGCTATCGGTACTGTTCGGAAAGAAAAGCTTTCTTACGACAATGAGTATTGGAACGGAGTCATTTGGATGCTTAAGCATAATGGGTTCGAGGTGCAGGAGATTGACTATCGCACTCCTATCCGCGAAGTCATGTATTTAATACCAAGATGTGCCGCAGTCATTGGGTACCAAGGATTGTATCAATACATATCTCGAAATTTGTATAAACCGTCTATCATTGTAGCAGACCATGTTCTGATACGCAATCACAATCCCCATGCCGTCATTTTCAAAGCACCTAAGCATGACACAAAAGACCGAAACTTTATGGACTACATAAGAGTATTGAGGAAAAAATTACCTGATATGACAGGTAAAGCAATTTTCACTAGACGAAAATTGAAAGGAGTTGTATATGGCAAAAAATAGAAAACCAGCAGTCCATATGATTGTCATCAAAGATAATCCTGTTTCAGAATACTATGCTGACATTAGCATTAAATCTTGGGAAAGGTTTGGATTTAAGGTGGTTGTTGTAGATGCAGTGACACCGGAAACTTTAGATGAATATAAAGATTTGAAAGAGTTGAATTTTGGTACTAAGATGTCTGGTCGAGGATCTCCGAGAGAATTTACACCAACTGAAAAAGCAATATGGGCAAGTCATCATAAAGTATGGCGAATGGCAACTTTAAAAAAATCTAGTACCATTCTTGCCGAACACGATGCTATTCTACTGGAAGACTTCGATGAGTCTAGATGTTTAGTGAATGACAAAATTTGTGCGGGTCTTTCACATTGTGGTTATCTGTCTAAACACCCCGAAAAGGGTAAACGGATCAGCGCGGGTGCATGTTACATTATGTCGCAAGACATGGCAAAATATTTTCGACAGTGTGTACCTAAGAACATTACTTCCAACAGTGACAATTATATACATCAGATGATTACCCAAAACGGTATTTGGTTGCATCAACATGTTACTCAATTTTATGATGCAACTGTAGGCACAACTATCGATCATGGATGATCTGAAAGTATTCATCGGATGGGATCCTCGCGAGGTAGAAGCTTATGAAGTATGTCGAGCATCTATATTAGAACATTCTCCCAATACTAGCATTACTCCCATAATAAAGGATCAGTTGTGGGAATATACGCGTGAAGATATAAATGCTACCTCTGAGTTTACACTGACTCGTTTCTTTGTTCCCTTCTTAAGTCAATATGAAGGGTTTTCATTGTTCATGGACTGTGATATACTATGTACCACGGACATCAGAAACATACTGAATGAAGTAGATCCAAACCACATGGTCAGTTGTATAAAACATGACTATATACCTAAGTCAAATACAAAAATGGATAATCAAGTACAGTCCGTATATCCCAGAAAAAACTGGTCTTCGGTAATGGTGTTTAATAATGAGAAATGTAAAATACTTTCTCCAGATATCGTGAACAATTCAACACCTTCTTATCTACATAGATTCAAATGGGCATCAGACCACGCCATAGGTTTTTTACCTCACACGTGGAATTACCTTGTGGGGTATTATGATGATATAGAACTTCCCAGTTTAATTCACTATACTGACGGTGGACCTTGGTTTGATAATTATAAAGATTGTGACTTTGCAAAAGAATGGATAGACAAATATGAAGAGATTAATATATCAGGTGTATTTGGGAGAAAAAAACAACCTGTATGATTTTTGTACTGAAAGTGTGAAAGACTATGCAAAGAAAAATAACATAGACCATTATCTTCAAACTAAACCCTTACTTAGAATTAAACCAAATCCCTTTAGTAATGGGCGCAGTGAAAATGCTACTCGAAAACATGGAGGGTTCCTTCCTATTTACGAAAAAGAAAATGCGTTCGGATTTATTGATGATTATGATCAGATTGCAATCGTTGATGCCGACATATTCATACGTCCTGGTTCACCCAACTTGTTCAATAACTTCGGAGATAAATATCCGTTTGGGGCAGTTGTCGAAAGAGATATGCCACTACAACCATGGTACGTAGAAAAAATACGCAACTACTCTCAGATGCAATATTCTACATTGCGAGATGTAGATTGGAAATGGAATAGAAAAGGAGGAGAGTTCTACAACATGGGGTTAATGGTTATGAATTGTGAGTTGTTTAAACCTTATCTTCTAGGACAAACTCCAGCAGAATTTTTTAATCGTCCTGAATTCCAACGGTTTATCGATGGTGTAGGTGCATGGAAATGGAGTACAGATCAAACACTTTTAAACTGGTGGGTTAAAAAGCAAAACATCCCAGTGAAACAATTAAATTGGCGCTGGAACGGTTTGTTTTCTGCCAACAGTAATATTACGGAATGTCATTTCGTACATTTCTTTTTACGTAGTAAATTGCCCAATAAGGGAAATAATATTGACGAATTGATGATGAGGATATAACCATATGAAAGTTATGATAACCGGTGGAGCAGGATTTATTGCTTTTCATCTAGCAAACCAACTAATAGATGAAGGACATACGGTTTGTGGATTCGATAATTTCAATGATTATTATGACCCTGCATTAAAACGCAAACGGGTTATGCTTCTTGAGGAAAGAGGTATTCCTGTTTCTGAAATTGACTTGAAAGATGCAGATGCAGTTAGTCGTTATGTTGAAGAAGAAGTCCCCGACACAGTAATTCATTTGGGAGCATATGCTAACCCTCGTCATGGAGCAGAATTTCCTGAACTCTATTTAGATAATAATTGTATGGGGTCGCTTAATCTTATTCGGGCTCTTGAAAAACACAACATTCGTAATGTCATATATGCTTCAACCTCGTGTGTTATGCACGGCAACCCATTACCATGGAGAGAATTTGAGATGCTTGCTCCTCAGATAAATCCATATGGTTATTCTAAGATGGTGAACGAGTCTCAATTTGCTATATCAACCATACCCAACGCTGTTGGTTTAAGGTTCTTTACGGTCTATGGTCCTTGGGGTAGACCTGATATGGCATTGTTTGATTTTACAAAAAAAATACTTGACGGAAACCCTATTACGTTGTATAATTATGGAGACATGAAACGAGATTTCACTTACGTGGATGATATCGTACAAGGTATTATTTTAGTGATGAATAATATGACAGAAAGAGACATGTATAATATTGGTCGAGGCGAACCAGTAGAACTTGAAAGGTTCGTTGATGCAATTGAAACATCTCTGGGGGTTAAGGCAATACGAGAATATGGACCTCAACATCCGGCAGATGCCAAAGACACATGGAGCGACACCACTAAATTGCAGAAACTTGGGTATAATCCACAAACCTCTATAGAAGAAGGCGTGAATAAATTTGTGCAATGGTATAGGAGATATCACAATTGAAAATTATAGTACTGGGCGGCGATGGATTTTGCGGTTGGCCAACCTCTTTAAAACTTGCAAGAGAAGGTCATCAAATTCTTATTCTGGACAATCTTTCTCGGAGAATGATTGACGAAGAATTGAAAACCAATTCTCTCACCGATATCCAAAACATTGAAACCAGAATTTCAGTTGCCCAGAGTTGTGCGATGGAGATTGAGTTTAAACGAGTTGATTTGAGGCATTACGATTCGATAGTAGATGCCATCGAAGAATTCCAACCAGATGCCATAGTTCATTTTGCAGAGCAAAGAAGTGCCCCTTATTCCATGATTGGATCTAAAGAGCGTCGATTCACTGTAGAGAATAATATGTGTACGACTCACAATGTATTGAATGCAATTGTGGAAGTTAAACCAGACACCCATCTTGTCCATCTTGGTACGATGGGTGTATATGGATACAGTAAAGATTTCGGTTCAATACCTGAAGGATATTTGAATATTAAGGTCAATTCTACTGAGAAGGATGTTGATATATTATATCCTACTCAACCAGGAAGTGTCTATCACATGACTAAATCTTTGGATCAATTATTGTTTCAGTTTTATGTGAAGAACTGGGGTCTTAAAATTACAGATTTACATCAGGGTATTGTATGGGGAACTCAAACCGAAGAAACAATGTTAGATCCTGCACTGGTCAATCGATTTGATTATGATGGTATTTTTGGAACTGTACTCAATCGTTTCATAGTACAGGCCGCCAACAAACATCCTATCACCGTCTATGGTACCGGAGGACAAAAACGCGCATTCATTCATATTTCAGATACGGCAAAATGTATCCAACTTGCATGTGAGAATCCTCCATATGGCGAACAGAAAAAAACACGTATATTCAATCAAGTTGCTGAAGTAAAACAGGTCAAAGAATTAGCATTCATGTGCGCTAAAGACACCATTGATTATGTTACCAACCCTCGAAAAGAACTCAGTGAAAACGATTTAGAAGTAAGTAACGAAGGCCTTCGGTCTTTAGGATTTGAACCTACATTGTTGTCTGAAGAGTTAATGAACGAGGTTTCGTTTATTGCAAAACAAGGGGAGTTTAAAAAAGAAACTGTATTGACTTCTCCTAACTGGTAATCCTATGAAAAATATAATATTACAACACTACACCGGAACTTTAGGTGATCTTGAAATTTTATCTTCAAATAATATGCAGAAATATGCGAACAGCATAGGAGCAGATTATCATTTAATTCGAGGAGATAAATTTCACAAAGGCCTACGTCCTCCCTTGCAAAAATTGCATATGTTGAATAAAGAATTTGATGAATATGACAACACCGTTATGGTTGATATTGACGGGTTCGCACGAACTGAAGAAAATATATTTACTTATACCGGCATTGGACAACACAACTGGATTCAAGAAAAATTGAGATCTGAACTAGCGCAAAAATTTCCTTTATGGTGTTCAGTGAAGTGTCCTTACTGGGGTGGATTCATATACAAACTATCTAGGGATCTTCGTGTTCGTTTCCGAGAAGTATTATGGAAAGATCCAGCAGTTTTGCAAAGACACAATCCAAGAAACAACAAAGGAGACGAAGGTGTCATGCATTCTTTGGCAACGAAACTGAAAATGAATGAAAAGAATGTATACTTTAATGGATACGAATGGGGACATCCAGGTTTTTGGTGGGAAGGAATGGAACAATCTAAATTTATACATGTTCGAGATAAAATAGATGTAGATAGCAAAGGGAATGGCATTAAAGCACCTAAAATCGAATCATATCGAAAATTGAATGCAATGGGAATTATTGAATGAGTAAAAATTTAATATATCAATGTTGGGAAGGTACCCCTAGACCATCTGCACATTACGGTAGTGATGTTATGAAATCATATGCTGAACGCATCGGTGCAGACTACGAGTTCGATATTAACTCTGGATTCATTAAACGTTTTCGTGGTATGGGCCCTGAGAGAAGATATTACGGTACACTTAAACCAATCTATGAAGATAGGTTTTTAGAATATGATAAAGTAATGTATGTGGATACTGATATTTTTCCAGTCGAAGGATTAAAAGAAAATATTTTCGATACCTTTAATCAAGACATAGGAATGTGTACAGAACCTACTATGCCAGATATCCGCGCTAAACGCGCAGATGAAATGCTTTGGCATCGAATGTTGAAAAACAAATACAATACCGAATGTGCTAAAAGAGAAGACGGTAAGTACCTTGTTTACAATGCGGGTCTTGTAATGTGGAGCAATCAGGGATTGAAACATTCTCGCAGTAAATGGGGTTCGGTTTCTAATTATGTTTTCGATGTTAAGCATGCAGGTATTACTAAAGAGATTTACAAAACAGATCAGAACTACATTCATGCTATGGTATTTTCTTCTAATATGTCATTACAATCATTAGACAATGAATGGAATAGATATATCACATGGAACAATTGGAGATTGCCAGATCGTAAAGTTATTGATCCGAGAACCCCAAACACTAAATTTGTACATGTGCAAATGCGCGGAGCAGATGATCTGGACAATGACACTCATTGGCGAGTGGTAAACAAACCGGTGTCTGAATGGGGCATTGATAAGTGGGGGAAACCTTTCGAATGTTAAGTAAAAAACTAATAGTCATAGGTTTGTCTCGTACTGGTACGACTACTATACACCAATATTTAAGGTCTAGACATTTAGTTTCTCTTCATTATCCATCCAAAGCACAGTTATATGATAATAGATACGATTCTATTTCAGACCTTCCTGCTTCACTCTACTTTAAAGATCTAGATAAGTATTGGAAGAAACGTTGTAATTTTTTATATCTTACTAGACCAATTGAAGATTGGGTAGAATCTGTCCTTTGGAAATTTGGTGATAAACCGATTCCTCCAGATCCGTTTCATCGAGAACTTAGAGAGAGAGCGTATGGTTCTCAGCTTCCAACCCGCGAAGCATTCATAGATGCGTACCATAAACACGAAGAACAGGTGTTTAAGTATTTTAAGGATCGTCCGAAGGATCTACTTACCATGAGTTTATTTACAGATGATCAAACTAAATCTTTAAATACATTGTGTGAATTTATAGGAATAAAAAATAACGGCATACCCTTTCCGCATGCTAATAAAAGGAAACAAAAATGACAGAAAAAATGCGTAAAGTATTTAATAAGAATGGCTGTGATAAAGGTGACGGCATGCACGGTCATGGATACTGGAGAGTCTACGGTCCTAAGATGGAAAAGGATTATGACAACGAAGTTAATATTCTGGAGATCGGAATCTGGAAAGGTAAGTCGATGAAGTCTTTTCATGAGATATTCCCTAATGCTCAACTTTATGGCATTGATGTTTTCACTCGAATCCCATCGAACGAGATTGCCATTTTAAAAGAAGAACGTGTTCATTGGTCAGAGGGAGATTCTAGAAATCCTGAAAGTGTGGCAAGAATGTTTAATGATGAAAACTGGGGGAGTGATATTCAGTTCGATTATATTATTGATGATGGGGAGCATACTCCTATTGCCAATCTTAAAACTTTTAAAAACTTTTATCCTTATTTAAAACCGGGCGGTAAATATTTTATTGAAGACATTTGGAAAATAGATGACATGACTACGGCAGAATTGTCATTTAATTATTTGACTAAAAATAACAATCGTAACCGCAATAAACAGAACCCCATTTTGTACAATGAACTAGTGGATTATGCTGAAACACAAGGGAAAGTAGAACATCACGATTTAAGATTCAGAAATGCTATTATTAATGGGAACCTAATTAGGAAACCGGATCACAAGCACGGATCAATTGATAGTTACATCATTGAGATTACTAAACCGCTATGATAAATGCTTTTATAATTACTCTTAAAGGGGATTCAGAAAGTTTGATCAATGCTCAAAAGTGCAAAGAGAGTGCTCCATCTAATGTGTGGGCAGATATCTTTGCTGCCTGTACTCCCGAAGAAGTAACAACCAGATTTAAATCGTACCAGATTCAGTGGAACTATCCATGGACAAAAAAGGTACATGATCTTCAAAGTGGATTGATCAAAACGCCCTATCAAACGGCAGATCCAAAGAAACGAATGGCATGTTTCTTTTCCCACTGGATGCTTTGGCATAGGTGCTTTACCAAAAACGAACCTATTATAGTTTTAGAACAAGATGCGTTGTTTCTTTCATCGGATACCCTCGTTGATTTCAAGACACTAGATGATGCAAAAGAAACTGTGATCTCTCTTAATCGACCTGAAGTAGGAGCAACACCTAATGCAGCAGACTATCGAGCGCAAGTCGAACATCAAGGAAAAGGAGTCAATAAAGTACCATGGGTTAGAGATCGAAACCAACCCAATGGTCTGCCTGGAAATTCTGCATACTATATCAAACCAGCAGGTGCAAAAAAACTACTCACACTTACCAAGGAGTTTGGAGCATGGCCCAACGACTCCCTCATGTGTAAACAACTTATGCCTAAAGATCTGGGGTGTCTATTCCCCTTTGTTACTACTAATCAAAAAACTAAATCGACTACTACATTATGAAGTCGTTCGTTATAACAATTAAAGGTAATTCACATAGCGAAGATGCTTCACGGAGGTGTATTAAAAGCATAAAGAATTTTGATGTGAACGTCTTTGATGCAGTGACACCTACAGACAATCCTTTAAAACTTTTGGAAAATGAAGGTATCCCTCATGTCGGATTTACCCGAGACGATTCGGAATATACAGTAGTAGAACCTTGTATTTCTGCATTCCTATCACACTATTCCCTGTGGAAAAAATGCATAGAAGATGACGAGGAATACCAAATTTTTGAACATGATGCCGTTGCAATAACGAATATTCCTGAGTGGATTTCTTATGATAAAGTTATCTCTCTGGGACAACCGAGTTACGGTAAATTTAGGACTCCAGAGTTTCTAGGCAGTGGTCCTCTTACATCTAAACCTTATTTTCCGGGTGCTCATGCCTATCGTTTGAAACCTAAAGGGGCAAAGATACTTGTAGACACCGCCAAAACGTACTGCCGAACAACTGATATATATTTAGATATAAGAAGATTTCCTTTTCTTCAGGAGTTCTATCCATGGCCAGTAGTGGCAAGAGATGGGTTTACTACATTACAGAAAGAAAAAGGATGTCTTGCCAAGCACGGATATAGTGATAAGTATGAGATATTAACATGACTTTACCTAGAGCATTTGTAACAGGATGTGATTCTAATACCGAGTGGATGCTTCCTTGGTTTTTAAAAAACTATTTAAAACACAACGACACTCCCATTGTATTTGCAGATTTTGGAGTAACCGAATCGACCCGCTTATTTGTGAATTCAAGTGCATTTGTCGAAACCGTTAAAATTCCTAAACAGAAACACAATGGGTGGTTTCTAAAACCTCGTACTCTGAGAGATGTACAGGTCGATGAATTGTGTTGGTTAGACACGGACGTTGAAGTATTGGGTGACCTTAGCGGTATTTTTAAATATGTGGAAAAAGATAAACTGGCAATGGCAGAAGATCGCCCATGGACTAAGCGAACCGGAGAACATTGGCACAATAGTGGGGTGATTGCAATGAAGGGTAAACCGCAAATCCTAACTCGATGGATAGAAAGTTGTGCAAAGAATCCGGCAAGAGGAGATCAAGAGACCCTTCATGAACTACTATCCTTTCCTCCTTTGCTCAAAACTATGCACGTGAATACCGTACCTAATATATACAATTGGTTGAGAGTTCAATTAGAAAACGACAGAGAAGACAATCCAAACAAGTTAGCAATGCATTGGACGGGACACAAAGGCAAACTAACCATAGAGAAGAAGATTTATAATGAAACATAGAGTATGGCATATAATTGGTAACGGGGATATGGCACATCTTTATCAAGAAAAGAAAAGAGTGGGGAACAAATTAATATGTAATCAACCTCCGTTTGAAATCAGTCCGTCTGAAATATTTGCAACTTGTATGGTCGATTTTAAAATGATGGCTGCCCTCACTGAAGGTTCGATTACTATCGATGCTTACCGGTGGGTGTTAGGAACTCGCCCCAGAATTTGGATGTATGAGCGTCCAGATTTCTATCTTAAATATGCTCCCAACGTTCGAGAGTTCTACACTCACGTTCCTGATTATGCTTATAATGCAACTAACTTCAATTGTGGTCATATGGCAACTCACTATGCAGCAAGTCGGCATAAAGCAGATGAAATTCATTTATACGGTTGCGATACTGTCTTCGATTTTAATATGCGTAGTGTGACAGATTTTTATCTTTCAAGTGATCGTACTGATACTAACAACTATCGTTTGCTCAATACTTGGAGACCAGTATGGAGAGATATAATTCGAGAACATCCTCAAACAAAGTTCATTTTTCACCACAATCATGATGCTCTAAAAATTCCCCGACTTGACAACATGGAAGTAATCGTGTATAATAAACCTTTAAGCACAATTCAAAACAAAAAAGATACCAGTGATATTTCTGATGGACGCGGTATGGAAAAACAGAAAATCACGGGTAATGGTATTGAATATACCAAAAAGCAAAGTATCCTTGCAGGAAAATTTGCACGTAGAGGTTATAAGAATCATGAACTTTAAACACGAACCAACCGATCTGGGTTACACTGACATGATCGCACACACTACGGAAGATGGACGTACTTACGAACATCCGGTTGAGCGTAAGTCGTACCCTTCTATCACTACGGTACTTTCTATTTTAAGTGAGGCCTCGATTGCCAAATGGAGAAAGAGCGTAGGAGAAGAGGTTGCCAACCAAATTTCCTCTCGTGCATCTCGAAGAGGTACTTCAGTGCATGAGTGTATCGAGAGGTATATTAATAATGAATCTCTTGCAGATCTTCGAAAAGCATATACTCCGGATATCATGGCAAGTCTCAAATCTATTCGAGGTGTTCTCGACGAAAGAATAGGAAAAGTTTATGGACAAGAACTACCGCTTTATTCGGATCATTTATCTGTTGCTGGGCGCGTTGATTGTGTTGCTGAGTTTGACGGAAAAATATCGATTATTGATTTCAAAACCAGCAGAAAGTATAAAAAACGAGAATGGATTACCAATTACTTTGCCCAAGAAGCCGCATATGCGATTATGTGGGAAGAACGAACCGGAGTGCCAATTACCCAACTCGTTACCATAATCGCAGTTGATGAGATGACGTTCAACGGACCTCCAGGTCATCAAGTCTATATTGAACACAGAGATAATTGGACCACAAAACTTAAGGAAACGATCTGTGAATATAATAAAAGAGCGCACCCGAGATTTGCATGAAGATCTTGAACGTTTACCTTTCAATCAAAAAATGTTTCGAAGTGAACAAACTATACCAGAACGTATTGGTTATTTACTGGGACTACAGTCTATTTTTGTGTGCTTGGATCAGTACGTACCTACTGAGTTAAGACGTTATGATAACATTAAAAATGACATTGCCAAACTTAAAGAAATGTCTGGAATGACAGGAGATGCGGTTTCTCAATTACTTCCGTGGGCTTCAATTGGTTACTGTACCTATCTGGATTATATTACCGATGATATAGAACCTCACGTCTACCTAAATTATATGGGTCTGATGTTTGGTGGTCAGATTATGAAAAAGAGATACCCCCAGTATCCAATGTCTGTATATGATTTTGATGACGATTTATCCAAACTTAAATTGTGGATTAGAGAAGAAGTTTGTGAAGAAAATGACAAATTTATTGATGAAGTTAAGATGGGGTTTAAGTGGAATATGGCAATGATGGAAGAACTTGGGAATGAGCATGGTGTGGAATGAGTTTATTGATTTCAGCGAATATGCTAAGATTATGATGGAGGGGCACTGTGGTAAGCCTACCCTGACGATCAATGGTCCACACACGGACATACGATACACATCGAAAAAGACCGACCTCGCGAATATATCCATCATTGACTGTCGCGAGACAAAGAAGATGTGGATGATGCATGTGGCATGTTTCTCAAAAGACGATTATCCCATGCCCATATACGGGTTTGATATCATTTGTGGTAAGAACAAAGTCACCGGATGTTTTCATGACATGTCACCAGTCTCCAAAAACTACTCCCAAGCATTCAAAGATTTTATCACCAATGTGACTCCCTATATTCCTAAACGAACCAGAGAACTACCACCATGGGCAAAGGAAATATTCTCTGATCATATGGTAGTCGCAGGAGCAACCGATGACATTCAAGAGATCAAAAACCTCGTACACATGGGAAAAGAAAATCTTCATGCGTGGTTCAAAGAACTTGACACTCTGATGAACACTACGGTTGATTGGGTGCACCTTAAAAACTACAAAGAGAACCGCACTAAGTACTGTAAGAACCAGTTGGAAAATACCAACTCGAAAAATGTTATGATATCACTAGGGTTAGCGGAAGATTATGTCAACAAATTCAAAAAACAACAGTTCCCTTATTAGGATTTAATAAAATGGATATCAACGATTTCGGATTCACAGCGGTGAATGAAGACGAACTAGAAGTAGTACAAACTGCCAAGGAACAAGCATCTAACACACTTGAATTGCACGATAGATTACATGCATTATACAATGCCGTTCAACCTCTACTAACTAATCTCAAAGCAAATCCCGAGAAAGATTATATCTATTGGCCTAACAGAATGACCAAGGTCGAAGAGTTCTCCGACATGCTCGATAAGATATATCGCGGATGAAAAAAGCAATGTGGTACTCACTCGGTATGATATCTCTTGCTCTCGCATATATTGGATTTGTCACACCCGGTATACCATTCTCAATATTTCTTGTATTCTCTGCATACTGTTTCTCTAAGTCATCAAAACGTATGCATGACTATCTGTATAATCACAAACATTTCGGACCATTTCTCACAAATTTCATAGAGAAAAGAATATTTCCAACCAAAGCAAAATATGCCATGGTCACAGTCATGTCATCCTCTCTACTCTTTCTATGGTTCACAACGTATAATCTCATCGCATTGCTATGGTCAACAGGATTCATGGCAATGGTTGCAGTATATTGCTGGACACAATATCCTGGTTCTGAAGAAGAATATCAAAAGAGAAAACACAAAAACGTTTCATAAAATATACATTGTAAATTATAAGAAACAATATAATGCTTAAGAAACATTTTATACACATACCTAAAAATGGTGGAATGACTATCGTCAAGGAACCCACCATTTCTCAGTATATTATTAGAAGTACTTCTAAGCACATGAAAGATTCCATATATGTAAATGAAGTGAAGACTATGATGACTTCGCAGAAAGAACCTTCATATGGATGGAATCATGCTCGATGGAGAGACCTACACCCCATGGTTCAAAGTGCACGACCACACTTTGCTATTCTTCGTAATCCTTGGACACGTGCAGTGTCACGATGGAAGTTTGTGAACGATCAGTTTGACATTAACCATGGTAAGAATAATATGATGAATAATCATACAACTTATCGAAGTATGTCCTTTAATGAATGGTTAGAAGAAAGACATGTTTATGGGAGTCTGCCTTATTATTGGCATCGGGCAGGTAGGGGGTGGTCTCTACAGAAAGATTATGTCACCTCGGAAGAAGGAGAGGTCATGGTCGATTGTATGAGGCTTGAACATCTCAACGAAGACTTACCCAAGTATTTAAAAATCGAAATGAACCGTATCAAACGTAGTAATGTGACCAACAAAGAAAGGATTGACTATCGTTCTTTTTACACTCCCCGAACTCGAAAAATTATTGAAGATTGGTATGGAGAAGACATTGAATTCTTTGGATTTTCCTTTGATGGACCCGCAACGAAGAATATCTGGAATATAACGTATTCCAGATATTCATGTAAATAACCCTTGCGTTATTCCTTATTATATGTCATAATAGATTTGTAATTAAGGATAAGGAATAGAGATATGGATGAAAAACGTTATAAATTGAACCATGAAGTAGGTTCCGTGTACATTCCGCCGGAACGTCGCAAAACGATTCATGAATTTCGGTTTGATGGTACAGAGTTCGATGAAACTTTCATTCAAGGTGTTATAGGATCATTTATCGGTTCTATGGTTATCTTCGGTGCCTTCTTGGCAATTGTGGTAATACTATGAGAGTGCGTCAGGAGATCACTGTGTGGGACAAGACAGATTATCGAGTACCTGCACACATTTACCTCACCTCGGGTACATGGCTCTTAGGATACATTCCAGAAGGTACAACTAAGGCATTAATGTTCGATGCTCCCAAGAAACAGTGGTCGGTGTCGCGCCGTAAATTCAGAGATCTTACTAAAACTGAAATGAGAGCATATACTTTTGTATAAGTACTCTCTTTGAGGAGAGATTTATGCATGAATATAAATGTAAGGTTCGAAAGGTTGTTGATGGTGATACTGTCGATGTTGACATTGATCTTGGTTTTGGTGTATGGTACCTTGATCAGCGTGTTCGCCTTTATGGGATTGATACTCCTGAGTCTCGTACACGAGATAAAGTGGAGAAAATCTATGGGAAGGCCGCCGGAAGATTCCTGAAAACAATGCTTGGCAAAGAGTGCACCATGAGAACCCACAAAGATGCAAAGGGTAAATTTGGTCGCATTCTCGGAGAGTTCATAGTGTATGATATCGAAACTGATGCATGGGTAACTGTCAATCAATTAATGATCGACAAACATCTCGCAGTCGAGTATCATGGACAGAGTAAAGATGATATAGAAGGAGAGCATCTAAAGAACCGAGAACTATTGGAATCAATATATCTTGAGCAATAATGATGTTAGAGAACCTTGGCCGCGGACATGGCAAGAAGAAATTAAATCAGAATTCCGAAAATACAAAAAGACTTTTTTAAAGAAACCCACTATTCAAAGAACTATGCATCCGATGGGAGCATATACTCAGTACTGGGACTACATAAAAGAGAGATATGACTTGACCCGTGCCGCAGTAGATTCTAACGTAGGATCTCCTACAGTTCGTTCTATGCAAGGTGATTTGTCTCTGGTGAGCATGCAATGCGTTTTGTATCGTATGCTCATGGAAGAGTATGGACTAATTGATTTCGATTCCATTGTAGAACTTGGTGGAGGGTATGGTAACAATGCTCGATTCCAAAGACGATTAGGATTCGAAGGACCCATTCGAATTCTTGATCTTCCGGTGATGTCTGACATACAAAAATATTTCATCAAAGAAAATAACTTGCGTGATGTTTCTTGTGTTTCATATGATGAATTTAACGTGAGACCAGAGACAGATAACGCTTTGTTTTTTGCTACGTTCAGTCTAAACGAAATACCAATGGACGATCGAATACACTTAACACGTACAATCAATATGTTTAAATACATTTTCATTACATATAAACCAAACTCATTTGGCATGGATAATATAGAATATTTCCGAATTTTCATTGAATCATTGAACTCGCTTGGTTTTGATATGTTAGACAAACCTCACCCCCTCACCAATTCTAAAACCAGAATAATAATAGGTAAACGAAATGACTAATTACATGGTGTCCTTGGGCATGGACAATGCCCCCGCAACAAAAATAAGAAATACTGGACAGAGAAATGTAACATTCCCCTTTGATTGGAGTGTCACACCGATTGCCACGGCGCTGGATCACCTTCGAACTGGATTTGGCAACTGGCCGTTCCAGACCGATGATGATAATTCGCATTTGGTATACATGGAACCAGTTCTTCATAAGTTAGTGGATGATAGTATACATGATCCGGCAGTAAGCGATGCCGTTGTTACTCCGGTATTTTGTACCAGAACAAATACTTTCTTTCCTCATGATTTTTCTGTGCAATCTGATTATATCGCCGTCAAAAACAAATACATTGAACGTTTGAAGAGAATGTATGATTTGTTCCAAGACACAAATAATACCTTTACATTTGTCGCATATAATGGTATACTAAACCCTAATTCATGGACAGCACAAAAATTTAATGAACTGGGTTTTGTATGGAGTAATACCGGTTATGATCAATGGCAAGAAGAACTTGCAAGTGCTCTAACCGAAGGCACACTGAATGGTGTGTTGGACGGACGGTACACCACTATAACCAATTATTAATATGGAGTAAGAGTTTAATATTATGGAATTAAGAGACGTTTTTAAAGACGAATTTATTGAAGGAATAGTTATTGATTTTCTTAAAGAAGATTTAGATATGAATGAAGATACAAATTTAGTAAATGCATTACATACTGTGATTGCATACTATAGTGTTCCTGGCGAATATGAGAATGGAAAATATGACAACTAAGGTTAGTCTAGTTGGTATGACAACACCGAGCGCAAGCACCGGTTGTAATAGTGCTGCTGAGTTGATTGCCTATGCAGCACGTGTAAGCAATCCGAATAATCAAAACAATACCAAGACAGCAAAGAAGTTGCTTGGGTATCTGATCAAAGAGGGTCACTGGTCACCGTTTGAAATGGTCAGTGTAACGATGGAGATTACTACGACTCGTGATATCAGTCGGCAGATCCTGCGGCATCGATCCTTTTCGTTTCAGGAATTCTCTCAGCGGTATGCGGTCTCAGAGTCCTTTACGACCAATCGTGAGGCACGTAAACAGCACCCTACCAATAGACAGTTGTCCTTGGTAGATGACGATAGTGAGCGTCAGAGGAAGGCACAAGAGGTCTTCAGCGAGATGCAGAGCGAAGTCTCTAGGGTAGCAAAAGACTACTATGAGATGGCACTCAACACAGGTATCGCCAAGGAACAAGCAAGAGCGTTGTTACCCGAAGGATTGACCGAGACCACTCTGTATATGTCTGGCACTCTACGCTCATGGGTTCACTACTGTGAGTTGCGAATGGGTCATGGTACACAAAAAGAACATATGGACGTTGCTAAGATTGCTTGGGATATTCTCAGAGTTCATTTCCCCGATGTAACTGGGGCAGTTGAGGAAATGAATGTTTAATCTTAATGCTGAAATATTCGAGAGTCCTATTCCCCATCTTATCGTTCGCGATTTTGTGACTGATAAAAAAACTCTCGACTATCTTCGGCATAACACCGAATCTAATGAGTATCTAAACAGAATCGGCGCAGGTAATCTTGAACGCTTCGAAGTTGTAAGTGGTAAACATTTGAGAAGTGGTCAATTAAAATATTGGAAAACCAGTTCTTATCGACATCCAGTAATGCCCACCGACGATTTTTCGATAGAGTTTAATTCTATCATCGATGAGTTTTTAATAACTTTATTAGAGTCTCACTCTGTAGATAAAATGGTCAAGTCTGCATTTGATCCTGTTCTCAAACAAGAATTCGAAAAGTTTGATGAGGATTGGAACGATCCAAAGTTTAAAAATTATTCTTACGGTGCATATAACGCATGCACCTCTGCAAAGAATTTAATAGGGTGGCATTTAGATAACGGCGATAAGTATGTGGTTGGGTTCTGTTATTTCAAAGAAGAAAGTGATGCTGCAACAGATGGCAGATTGTCTCTGTCCAACGGGGAGACCGAAAAAATATTCCCTATTGAAGACAACGTATTGATTCTATGGCCCAACCTTACAAACGCATGGCATAAAGCAGGTATTCGATATCCGACTAACAATCTCAGACGTTTAGTAAACTTAACTTGGAAAAGTTCTTCCGGAAAATATCATGACTATAAAACAATTAGATCGAATAAAGTGGTTGATAAGAACGAACTATATGATACTAAAGAATTTGGATTCAAAAAGGTTAATAAAATATGAATGGTAAAAAAGCAAAACAACTTCGTAAGGTCGGAAAGGTTGACAAGAAAGATAAAAAGTTGTATAATAGTTTAACAAGTGAGCAAAAAACTATTCTTGGTATGCTTTATACTCACATCATAAACAAAAATAAAACAGAAGAAGAATAAGCGTATGGCAACTTATCTAGAACTAGGTGCTAATCGAAAGCGAGCACTGAACTGGGACGCAGTAAATATTTCCAGCAACTATGGTGATAAAGGTATCATTCTTCAAGATCTCACTGAGTTACCGATTCGAGGTTGTCCTGGGAATTTCTATGATGGTGTGTATTCAGAACATTTCATCGAACACTTCTACCGCTATCAAGGCGTAAATCTATTCAAAGAGGCCTATCGAGTGTTAAAACCAGGTGGCAAGATTCGCACTGTATGGCCGTCATATGATTACGTTGAGTATTTGGTGAGCGATGAAGATTTGTCAAACGATCCTTTTGTACAGCACTACTATCAACGGTACTGTGTTCAAGAAAGGTTTCAGGCAAAAGGGCACGAACGAAAGCGCCCACAAGAACAAGTTGCTCTTGGTTTGTTGCATCAGAAAGGCGAGCACCTTTATTTGTGGCGTGTCGAAGAGATGAAAGAGACTCTGACGGCTCTGGGTTTCGACAACGTGAAAGAGTGCCAATACGGGAAGAGTTCTGTTACTGGTTTCAATGGCATCGACTCACCCGGCGAGATTCGAGCAATGCACAGCACCGTTATAGAAGCAAGTAAACCATGGTAACAATATGAATGTATTCTATTTAAACAAAGATCCAAAAAAATGTGCATCAGAACATAACGATAAACATGTCGTTAAAATGTGTTGTGAATATGCACAACTTATGTCTACCGCACATCGTGTGTTAGATGGTAATGTTTGGTTAGGAGTCAATTCACGAGGTCATAAACTTAAGCGATGGTTTCTAGAAGACGGAGAATTAAATTCTAGATTGTACAAAGCATCTCATGTCAACCACCCATCTAATATATGGGTAAGAGAATCTATGGCAAACTACGAGTGGTTGTACAAGATGTGGAGACACTTATGTCAAGAATACACTTATCGATACGATAAAGTGCATAAATCTCAACGAGATTTAGAAAGTATGCTCATTGTACCCCCAATGTTGATTAAAGATGATAAATTTACAGAACCACCTCCAGCAATGGCAGCATTTCCTGAATGTATCGTGGAAGGGGATTCAATAACATCTTATCGTAATTATTACTGGGTAGCCAAAAAAGATTTTAGTAAATGGACTAAACGCAAACAACCGGAGTGGTGGAATGAACGGGAAAGGATCGAAACCAAGACCCCTGTCTGTGTCACAGAATGAATTTGATGCACAGTGGGACCTTATCTTTGGAGGTAAAGGTATGAAATATGATGAACATAAAACGAAAGTAAACATCAATGAAAAGATATCTTCTCATTGGTCAGAGAACGGCAGGAAAGAAGCAATCGTGATGAAGAGTGAATCGGGTTATTCGGTTGAACTGTATGAACAGTCACGTTATATCAGAACGGTGGAATGTTTTGACAAGGCATTAAATTATGCTGAAGATGTTGCAGAGAACTTTTGCTTGGGGATGCTATCATGAAAATCGTAGTTGCGGGTTATGGTCCAGTAGGACAAGCAGTAGAATGTGCACTCAACAGACATCCATCTGAAGCACTCGATATATACATCGACGATCCGGCAAAAGGTCATACGTATCAGATGAGTCAGGGTCTTTATTCTGCCAACGTGCCTACGGGTATATCCGATCCGGATGCCGTAATCGTTTGTGTGGCAACACCCATGGGCGAGGAAGATGGGTCCTGCAATACTGATCATGTAGAAGAAGTCTTTATAAAGTATGGTAATCGTAAGACAAAGTTTCTAATCAAGAGTGCAGTAGATCCTGTGTGGTTATCTAACTGGGCAAACTCTCATACGAAAGATAGTTTCACATCTTCTCCTGAATTTCTTCGAGGCAGTCATGCCCACGGTGATCCAGGTCAAGAATTTCTTGGTCAGGAGTTTGCGATTTATGGGGGCAGTGATTGTAGGTACTGGGATGAATTGTTTCGTGCATGTTTACCTAACTTAAAGGATGTAAAATATTGTACCCTCGAACAGGCAGCATTCTCTAAATATGTTGAGAACTGTTTCCTTGCCACCAAAGTGACGTTTTTTAATGAGATGTATAAAATTTTTAATGATATAGGATTTGAAGGATTTGATCAGATGGTAGATGCAATCACACTTGATCCTCGTATAGGAAGATCCCACACTCAGGTGCCAGGCCCAGACGGTAAGTTTGGATATGGGGGACATTGTTTTCCAAAAGATATGGCAGCACTTAGAAGTCTTACCCTTTCATCTCCACTCTTGGACGTAGTTGTAGATATAAACGAGGAAATTAGATGCCAGCAAGAAAAGTAAAGACTACGCCCCGAAAAAAACAAGTCTCTTTAATTCCCGAACCTAATTGGGATAGGCTGAAGAAAGCAAAAAGCGAAGAAGTGAGAGAAAAAGCATTTCGCGAATGTGAAGACTATGTTCATCAGGAAGTTCCTGATCGAGAACAACTTCACTGGTTGAAAAAATGGTTGCGAGATGAGTCTGGTTGGGATAATGCACATCAAAATAGTGTTACTATACCAGATGTTTTTCTCCTTGCCTATGCTAAATCTGGATGGAAAGCAATTAAACTGGGTTATATGCCCAATAAGATTAGAGAGAGTCTGACCAAAAATCTCAATCCTTTACTTCAGAATGCGGAAGAACTCAAGAGTAAAAACACTGCGGAACCTCCGATTCATCCTACGGTTTCTTCCCGAGACAAAGAGGATTATTTACATCCCGACAAGGTAAAGAAATGGATTGCCGTATGGAAAGATTACCTCCGTGCAAACAAGGTTAATGCTGATTCGAAAGATTCTAAATTACGTATGGATTACCAATCCGCAGAAAATTATATCCACAACATGAACAACTATCTCCGAAGCGGTATTTGGAGTGATTTGTTCTATGGTGAGAATAGAGAACATCGTACTATGTGGGTTTCTAAATCAATGGCATATGACTCAGAAGGTATGGTCAAACGAACTATAGGTGTATTTTATCCTGACATCGGATTTGTTTGGGGCAAGGAAGGAGAATTTTATGAATCTTGATGGTTTAATGCTTACTAAACAAAAATTTTCGAAGATGGTTGAGAGCGAAGTTATTGCCACTCGCTCCAGTTACGTAGATGCTATTCTTTCCTTATGCGAAAAGTATAACATCGATCCAGAAGACATGAAGAGGTATGTTTCACCGGTAATACTTAATAAATTAACTGTTGAAGCAAAAAAGAATAATCTATTAAAAGTTAAACATCATAAAAATGAGTTGACATTTGATTAGATTTGTGGTACTATATACTAGTATATTATGAATAATGTGAAAATACAATACTCTGTTAATACAATACAATAAGGAAAATAAAATGAGTTTTAAAAACTTAAAGCGCGACCGCGCAAATTCAATCTCCAAACTAGTCGGTGCGGCAAGTGCCACTAATGGATCTGCTGAAAAAAAATCATATGTCGATGATCGCTTCTGGAAACCTACTGTTGATAAGGCAGGTAACGGTTATGCTGTAATTCGATTCCTCCCTGCGACTGAAGGTAGTGAACTACCATGGGTACGCTTCTGGGATCATGGTTTCAAAGGTCCAACCGGACAATGGTATATCGAGAAGTCATTAACTTCTATCGGTCAACAGGATCCAGTATCCGAAGCAAATACCAAACTCTGGAATTCTGGAGATGAGCGTGACAAGGATATTGCACGTGAACGTAAACGTCGGCTGCATTATGTCTCGAACATTTTAGTTGAATCTGATTCGAGCAACCCTCAAAACGAAGGTCAGGTCTTTCTGTTTACCTATGGTAAGAAGATCTTTGATAAGGTTATGGATGTCATGCAACCACAGTTTGCTGATGAAGATCCTATCAATCCTTTTGATTTCTGGGAAGGAGCATCCTTTAAACTCAAGATTCGTAATGTCGAAGGATATCGTAACTACGACAAATCAGAGTTTGCTAAATCAAGCACACTTTCTGAGAGCGATGAAGAGTTAGAAGAGATCTATGAACGAATCTATGATCTAGGTGAGTTTGAAGATCCGAGTGGTCCCCACTACAAGACATATGATGAGTTGTCTCAACGACTTAACATGGTACTTGGTGTTGCACCTTCACGCACAACGTTTAGTGAAACCGCAGACTTTGCTGCTCCGGCAGAACCTAAATCTGCTCCCGCGCCGACAATGGCAACGGAAGATGCGGATGAAGGTGAGGAGGACACGATGTCTTACTTTGCTAAACTTGCAGCAGAAGATTAAGGCGCGAGTTATCTCTGCCTTGCTAAGGGACCTTCGGGTCCCTTTTTTTATCCCCAATTGTTCTTCTTTCCTTCCCTTTTTGCCGCAGGATCTTCCGCGGCTCCCGCATCAACTGTTGTTTGACTATTGGTGGTCACGGTGTTTGTAGAGTTATCTGAAACGTTAGTAGATCCATTTCTCTCTGCATCTCTAAGTGCTTGCTGCTCTTTTCTAAGTCTTTCCTGTTCTTCTCTTTGTTCGATGCGTTTATTTCGGGCAATGATAGTGGGGTTCTCGTCATCCGGAGTATTGAAGTAATCGAAGATGGCACCAATTTTATCATCAAACCATGTTGCAATCAGATCAGTAAGTCCTCGGATACCATCTAGTATCATTTCAGTAAACGAAAATTCGTCCAATCTTTTCATGAAATTGCCGAGAAAGGTTTCTTCATTGTACGTACCGTCTTCATTGAATGAATCCGGAAAGAATAATTTGGCAACACCTTTGGTAATTAGACCTATTGCACCTACTACAAGATCTAGAAGACCCCCAATAAAAGATCCTGATGCCCCTCCAATAAATCCAAATGCTGCTCGAATAGATTTAGACACCCATCCTTCATCCTTTGCATCTGCTTGCTCTACACCAAAGATTGCTTCTTTGATCCCATCATAGACAGCCATACCCCATGCCACAACACGAAGCAATGCACTGTTCAAAAACCCCCCGACAATTTTTCCTATACGAGAATTCTTTATATAATCTGCAATTTTACCTGCTTGTTCTCCAACCACCGTACCTATCTTCGTAGCAAATGCTCCAATCCTATCACCGGCACTGGTCATGAAGGTAGTTAAAGGTTTTAAAAAGTTTTGAACTGCCCAACCCAATCTCATAAATTTAGTCTGAAATTTATTTAAGTTGGACTTCATCATCTTACCAGTTTCGGGATCTTGCATTGCGCCATTCCATGGAATCCTTTTACCATTGAGGTCAGTCAAACCAAGTTTGTGAGTGATAGCATTTCGAATGTTCCGAATGACGTTTCGTATCCTGTCTGAAACCATAGTGCCAATCTTACCAATGTTCATTGCTCCCTTGATCTTGGCAGTCATATCTTTCATACCAACAAGACCAAAGTTAGATGCCATGAACCCCGCAATGACGCTTGCCAGAGTAGGAAAAGACATCATGTCTTTCAGACTGCCCCCCAGACTGCTCATACTAGATGCAACAGACCCCTTGTCGGTTGCAGTGTCAGGTACATCATTGCCCGTCAATCGATCCTTTCGCATCTGTTCGAAAAACTCATTGAAATTACGATTAATCTGTTGTAATTCTATATTGTTTTCAGAGGTCAGATTAAGAGTCTGTTCACTGGTTCCCCGTAACGAACCTATCGCACTTGCGAGAACTGCATCGTTAGCCATTATTTTGTTTCCTTTTCTCGTTCTCTTCTTCTATTTTTTGGTTCAACAGTATGATATAAATTTCCCTCTCCCAAGGCATCATATGATCTAACTCATATAATGAAAATTTCTCGTGGTACAACAATTCAAAATTAGTCTTATAATGATTCGCGAGATTATCATGAGAGAGGCATATTAAAAAAAACTATTGATTCCTTCTAGTGTATGTTGGTTCTTTGCACTGCACGATGAGCAATCAAACTTAATATCGTGCTTCAACTTGGGCATCGTGTTAACGAAATCCGATACTAAGGAAAATTGTTTCGCATTCATCGAGTTAATAAAATCTGTTAACTCTTCGTTAGTACAATCTTCTGCCAGAGTTCTTTCGTCTTCATGAGACACCGCATGAATACATTTTGTTGCAATACTAAACGTACTTTCGATTTGGTTTTTTTCTAACGCTTCCATATCCAATTCACATATGTCCGTGTAAGAAGGGTATTTCAATTCAACGGTAGTATCTTCGTTTAACTGTACCGGGTCTTGCCAATCGTTGGGCACCTTTACCGTTAGTTTATCAAGAGCAATCGATACCTCGTTTGGCACTTTACACTCAGAACAAGGCATAGTCATATCAACACTTTCACCAACACTTTTGGCACGAACCTGAGTGAACATGTATTCTACATCAAAGGTTGTAAGAGAGTTCGGATCAATCTTATCTTGTATGCAATTAATAAGTGTGTTCAGAATTGCGCTCATTGCCTGTTTAGTATCTTGTTGTTCTGCCGCAATCATCAATACCTTTTCTTCTTTTACCAAATAAGGTCGGTATTTAATCTTTTTCTTACTCGACGGTATTGTCAAATTGTATATGGGTGCATCATTGAGTTTAGGTAATGCCATATTGTAATCATCCTATTTTAAATTTATCAAATATATCAAATAAACTATCGAGAAATCCCGATGGTTGGTCCGTTGACTGGGTGACCCAATCTTTATATGAAAAGGAAACATTAATATCTATTAACCCATCCATATTATCATCAGACATTGTTACTCCGACAACTGCCGCAGGATATGCCTCTAGAATTCTGACTTTGTATGCTACCTTATCGTTGGTGACAAGATCAAGATCGATCTCTCCCTGCCTAAAGTTGATAGGTCCAATAGTCGGAAGACGATTCTTAATAAATGTAGGTAAAGGTAAATCAAATTCTTTCTTGAAAAGAGGTAATCCTACACCTTTTTTTAGAATAGAGATTTCAATATCTCGTACATAATCGTTGTAATAACCTACTTCTCCGGTATCTCGATTGACTGCCGAAGCTTGCCATGCATTGAAATATGTCAAGACTGCCGGATCATTCATCACTCGGAAAGTCATCGACAATTCGCCTACTGCTTGACCATGGACAATGTTTCTCGTGAACATACCTATTTGTCTTTGGGTAGTGTTTAAGTTACGACCCGGAACAGAAACGTTTTTACAGACAAGGTTTAGTTCTTCAGACCCTATCACACTTGAGGGAGGTAGTTTAACGAGGTACAGGTTTCCTCGCATCAACCCTCCACGATTAGTGATAACTCCCATTAATTGATCTATGCTATTGGTCATTTAGATCTTTCCTCTAGAATCTTTCCAAACTTGTTGTTGACTTGCCTGAGAAAATTGTTGGGTTGGTAGAAAGGTGGCAATTTCCCACTCTGGTGCAGGAACATATGCAAGACTCCCTTCAACTTGTTTCGTTAAGTAGTGCTTAAAACAGGGTTTAAAATATTTCAACTTTGAGGCACGTTTTAAGTATTCGTATGATAGTTCGAATCGTGTAGTTTCATCATACTTGTTGTTATTTGTTTGGTCCATCAACCCGTCAAGAAACTTTGCGCGTAGTGTCATCGGAAGATAATGAAGGTTGAGACCGTAGAATCCTCCTTTAATCGACTCCACAAAAATGATGAGGGGAAAATTATCCCAGTAAGGAAGGGTTGCCTTTGTCTTGGGGTCGTAGAAAAACATATACATTCCCCCAACACCACCTCGATTCCGCATGATAATTTCATCTTCTCGCATTAAACTGCGCCTATTTACGCGCATATTCGACACTTTCTTGCGGAACCAGTCACGAGACTGCCTAGTGCGCGGTGTAATACCAGCACGAAATGCTTCTTGTTCTACTGTTTGAAAGAGATTACTCATAACTGTTATTTATTCTTTTTCTTACTGAATTTAGGAAGTGGTTTCATTTTTTTATAAGGTTTTGGCATGATACCCATTGCGGTTAAAGTTTTTTCTGTCCAAATCTCAAATCCCCACCCTCGATCTTTAGCATATTCCCTCGCCGCCTCCCACTTATTCTGGTTTTTAACAAACGTATAACCTTCAGTGATATATCTTTTGGTTCGCTTGTCACCCTTTGGCGGCTTGGTTTCTTTGTCCGGTTTGACTTCAATCAAAGTTGTTTTATTCCTCACAGTAGTAATTTTGAAGTCCATAAAATATCGATGATATCTTTTATCTATATCATAGTAGTAAGGTATTACGGTTTCTTCACTACTCCAAGATTTAATATCGGACGAATTATCGAAATGTACCATACAATGCCGTTCCCACATACTACGAAAATAGACTTTTGTAGGATCCCCGATATACTTTTCGGGGTTTTTTGGTTTGTATCTTCCTGAGTATGCCATAAAAGGGTATAAATAATGATCATCAACTTCTATATTTAGGCACTTTTATGGCAAGGTTAAAATATCCTTTGGAACGACAAGGAGAATATAAAGGACGAATTGTCTTCGAATTGCTTGAAGTACAACCTTTGGAAGCGGGTTCCATTGCAGAATTAGGGTTTGTCTCAAAAGTGTTTAGTGAAAATACTCTTAGTCGAATTCGAAAAAATACCGATGGTGGTGAGTCTGAAAGTGAAGAAGAACTGACAGAATCCGAGAAGGAAAAATTAAAAGCAGATCTTAAAGCAGCAGATAAACAATTGCAGGGAGACGAAAACCGATCATACGAAAAAACAGGAACGACTAGAAACAGCGGTGATCGTGTTGTTCTTTATCTGCCTCCGTCAATTTCGATTCAAGATGCTGTAACTTATGAGAATCTAAACTTGGGTTTTATAGGTGGTGGTGTAGAGGCAGGTGTTAAGGGTGGAGGAAGTGTTGTTGGAAGCGCCGTAAATGCGGCAGGAGCAGGAATCAGTTCATTCATATCTGCTATGGGGGCAGGTAAAGCATTAGACGGGCCCATGGCACGTCTTGCTCTAACTCAAGCAGCCTCTCAAGGCGGAGATCAAATAGGGGGAGCGGTACGAGGATTGACAAGGACGGCCGTTAATCCTAATGCCCGAACTTTGTTCCGTGAGGTTCCAATACGTTCTATACCATTTTCTTTTCGCATGGTGGCAACCAGCAAAAGAGAAGCAGAAGAAATTAAAAAAATTGTTAAGTTCTTTAGAACTGAAATGTATCCCGAAGAAATTAAAACTCAGTTAGCAGGAACGGAGTTGTCCGTGGGGTACAAATTTCCCAATCCGTTTAAGATCAAAATGCAGTACGATAAGAAAACGGTTGCGACTCAGTTCCTTGATTGTTACCTTCAATCATTTAGTGCAACTTATAATCAAAACGGTCCTGTCATGCATTCGGACGGTAACTTTGTGGAGGTTGATATATCAATGACGTTTATAGAGACTCGTGCATTGTCTAGAAGTAAAATAGAAGAGGGATTGTAAGATGCCGTATTTTAAAAATTTTCCTCTTACCCCATATCGTTTTGGGGATAATGCTACGAGTACATTTTTTCAGAATGCTTCTCTTTATGTTGATCTTATCGATAATATATCTGATGAGTTGACGTTTTATAATAAAGAAACTATATTAGACGGGGATCGTCCTGATACACTTTCATGGAAACTCTATGGAACAACCGATCATTACTGGACATTCTTTTTACTCAATCCGACTCTCCGAGAAACCGACTGGCCTAAACCTTACGAAGAGTTAGATAATATCACTGCTAATCTTTATCCAGGAGTATTCATTGACTATGACAACGTAAACAGTTACAGTAGTGGAACCTATACCAAACAGCAATTTTTTGATTTGTTTGATCCTTCAATTGACCAAACGATTACCATGGGTCTTTCTTCCGGCAAATTTAATAGTGTGTCTATGAATGCTAGACGCAATCATGATCTTGCCCAAGTATACCTAGAACCAGTATCAAGTTCATTCACAACACGAGATCCATATGCTCAGTATGAAAACTCCGCATTCAAACCCGGAGACAGTGATGGATACTCTATTGAAACAAGTTTGTCTGACAATATGACAGGTCTTCGCTTTAAAGATTTTGTTTATCCTCAGATAGACAAAACTATAACAGTGGGTGGTCTGACAATTACTTTTTCTTCGATAGAGTTAGTATCAGAGGCAATTCATCACTTCGAAAACTCTTCAAAAGAATGGTCTGATGTGACTTATACTTCTAATGTAACTTATACGTATGGATCACTTGCACCCGTAACACATTTAGAACATGTCACTAACCTTAATAATAAACAAAAAGAAATTATTGTATTTAAACCCGATGTCATTGATAAGGTTGTTCAAGAATTTCAGAAAGCAGTGAAAGCCTAATGGCAGTCACTCCTACTTTAGAGCAAGAATTTAAATTTGTTGAAGCATTTATTTCAGCAGATAGGTTAGGTGAGGAAGAAATAGATGTCACTCAGCGTATCTATGAATTAGTCATATATGAAAGCATGGAAACTCCATACCTCGAAGGAGAGGTTGCCATATCAGATGATGCGGCATTGATGGAAAAAATAAAGATTCAAGGGACCGAACTCTTAACGGTGTCGCTTACTGGAGTAGAACGAGGCCTCGATCCAAAAATTGCTAAGACCTTTGTCATGTATAATATGAAACGGGCAGTACGAGGAACAGATAATACTAACGTGTACTTATTTGATCTTATAGAACCTCATGCATATTATAATGAACTGAAAACATATAGTCGCGCATACACCGGCAAAATTGAAAATGTAATTACTCAGATTATTAACTCTGAACTGGGACAAAAAGTTGATCAATCATATCTAATCAAAGAAGGATCTGCTCAAAACATTATCAAATACCTTGTCCCTTATCTCACCCCTCTTGAAGCATGTGACATATTAAGAGATCGAGCAACAACTCGAAACGGATCTCCCTTTTTTCTTTATGCTTCTTTATATGACAATGCACTCCGACTTGGAGACTTGGACAAAATTTTACAACAGAACGCATACAACAAAAAACTTCCCATGATTTATTCGGGTGCCGCAGTTGCCAACACCGAAGATCAAGATCAGATGCGTAAAGCATCGATTATTAAAAATGTTACTCGAAGAAATCAAAACGACACGCGAAGTGATTTCGAACAAGGTAGTATCAGTTCTTTCTACACCAACACTGATTTGTCAACTGGTATATCATATCGAACTCACACAAGAATACAAGACGTTCTAAACTCTATGGAAACTGGAAAGATTATCCAGAGTAAAGATCAGTCTATATATGATGAGGATCAAAAACACGAGGGTAAGCGAGTAGACACTTTCAATCCTGTCTATCATCATCAGATTAGTTCTTCCAACTCTTTTGGAAATATTCGAAGTATTCACGATGAACCCAATGCGGATTCGTTTTCTTTAAAAGTACGTAATTATATGCTTCGAGATGCCCTCTATAAAAACATGATAAATGTCTCAATATCCGGAGTAACCATGATGGCGGCTAGTGCGGGTGTTGGGGATATCATTCGTCTCAATTTTTTAAAGGGTTCTAATACAACAGAAGGTGAAAAGGATCCTTTGGATAAAAGACAGTCTGGTGATTATATTATATATCGGGCAAAACATATGTTTAGACAGACTACTCACAATGTATCTGTTGGGGCAACGCGAATTGTTTACACCGAGGATCTGAACTAAGATGAGCATGACTCCTTACACAATTCCCAAAGACTTTTATGGTGATCGTAATCGGTGGTTTATCGGTACTATAGTAAATGCTACACCTCCTGCCGGATACGAGGGACGTGTCCGAGTACGTATACATGGTGTGCATAGTATATACACTGGAGACGTAAAGGAAAGTGATCTACCATGGGCACAAGTGTTGATACCAACCACAGAGGGTGGCATTTCGGGTCTGGGTCGCATACCTCAAATTTCTGCTGGTGCAAGTGTATTCGGCATCTTCCTTGATGGTAAAACTTCTCAGTTGCCATTAGTCCTTGGATCCGTTCCTCGAAATGAATTACCTTCTACCACACAACAACGGGCAGGTCAAGATATAAATTCATTTCAATTTAATCAAGAAAAACTATTGAATGTTGTCACTGTCTCTTTACTGGGAGACACTTCACGTACAGGTTTACCAACGGTTACAAAGATCTTACGGCGATCTCAAGCAATGCAATTCTTTATTGACAATGGATATCGTCCTGTACATGCGGCAGGTATCGTAGGTAACCTCGAAGCCGCATCTAAATTTTATCTCTATGAAGATGATGAAACGAAGGAGAGACAGGGGATTGCCCAATGGTCTAATCTATCAGATAACCGACTTGGAGAACTGAAATCTTTCTCTGGTTTTTATGAACCTTCATCAGATTGGAAAACTTATTCGGTACAGTTATCGTTTGTTCTTTTTGAATTGCGTAACAAAAGAAACCTTGCCAATGTAAAATTATTGTCATCTGATAATGTACAAGATGCGGGAGATGCATTTAACAAATACTATATGAAACAGGGTCTAGAGTATACTTCTCTATGTGAAGAAGCACTTGATGGAGTGAACAATTAATGTCTAAGACAGAAATAAAAAACCAGATTAAAGAGGTGGCGGGAAAAGTACAGGAATATTCTGCTGTCAAAACTGCCGCAACAGATGCCAAAAACAAACTGACTGATAGTATCAATACCAAAGTTGGGGCGAGTGCAGGTAAGATAGTTGGGGGAATTAAAAGTCTTACCTCAGAAATATCGGGTGCCAAAGATAAACTAGATTCTCTTGTCGATAACCCAGTCGCGGGGTTGTTAGACGCTGAGACAAATGATATCTTGGGTGGCGCGATAAACGATAAGTTAGACACCGTGGTTGCCAAAGTATTTACGGTACCTCAACTCAAATATGAAGAGTTTGCCGGAGGTAAGTTTTACCCTACAGCACAATGGGCAGATAGTGCAGTTCAAACACTTTCGACGGCAATGGGTGCGGTAACAAAGACTGCACAGGGCAGTGTGACGGTTCCGGGTGCACCTGCCGGTTTAACCAAAGCAATGAAAGAATTGGAAGGAAAGGTTGGTGCATTCGATAGTGGTGATGCTCTCAGTAAACTGGCATCTAAAGCAGCAGCAGTCAAAGACATAGTAATTGCAAGCATTCCGGCAGATCCGCCGGGTATGTTAAATAACGTGTCAGTAGGCAGAGATGGAATCTCCTTAAACATCACTGACGCGTTGCAACAAAACTTTACGGGTCCAATAAACGAGGCCATTGGGTTGGTCGATGATTTCAAAGACAATCCTCTCAAAATTTTAGATGATAAATTGGATAACGCATTAGGAGATATAACCGGAAAGTTAGGATCCGATATTAAGAACGCAGTCGATCAGGTCGAGGGTGCAATTAATAGTATAGTAGATAAAGCAAATGAATTTGTTGATAATGTGTCCGAAGATCTTAATCAATTCGGAATGGGTCTGTTGCAGGGATTTAATTTAGACGGATTGGAAGAGGCAAAGAAAACAGTTAAAGATCTTGGTCCTGACATGCGACCAATTGAAATAAATGAAGTGATTGCCAAAGCACAGGGTAGTGAACAAGAACTGTCCGAAGCAGTCAACATTGTTCGAGAAAAAGGTAACAGTAAAAAAAGCAACGAAGAAATTAAATTTGATCTGTCACAACTCGATACTACGATTGCAGGATCTTCGGTGATTAGTAACGAGAGCAGTGCGTTTGCTGATCCGTTTAACCTTACAGAAGCATATACTTCTTGGGCAAAGGCAGACCCGAGGTTTTATTATATTTCATCGTTCGAAGAACTAGAAGCAGAATTTAACAAGAGAACTAGAGACATCACTGAAATGGTGATTCACTGGACCGAAACATTCACTAACAAAAATATCGGAAGTGAAGAAATTGACTCAATACAAAAAGATCTTGGGGGCAAGGGTATAGGTTATCATTATGTGATACGAAGAGATGGTTCTTTGCAACGTGGTCGCCCCTTAAATATTGAAGGTGAACATGCTTCTATTAACGGACATAATGAATATAGTATAGGAATAGTCTTTGTAGGTGGTTTAAATTGTTCAAGTGAAACTCCCAACCCCGAACAGTATTTGTCTAGTGCTTCATTGACACGAGCACAGATGAATACTTTCTATGATGTTTGTTCTGCATTCTACAATGCTTATCCTGGTGGTCAGATCATTGGTCATAATGATATCGATGTGACAGTGAGTGATCCGGGCTTTGACGTAAGAGATTATGTTTTTGATGTATTCAATAAAAAAACTTTATTCACAGATCCTTTGACCGAAGGTCCGTTCAGTCCGACAGATTTAATTGGTAAGGAAGTATAATATATGACTACTGAACTTGACAATAAAAACAAACGAGAAGCAGTTACGGGTGATGCTCGGGAAATAACCGAAGGTATTCCTCGGGATGGGTTCAATGATGCGACAGGTGAGTTTCCTAACCAAGATTACTTTTATGGATCCTCGATCAATAAAGCAGCAAAAGGTGAGAAGATCAATGCTTTGTTTTCAGGAGGAGGAGACTATGGTGTTCCGACTTTACTTCCTGAACAACGTCCTTCTCAGTATCCTTTTAATCAAGTAAATGAATCTAAAAGCGGTCATGTTGTTGAAATAGACGATACTCCCGGTGGCGAGCGCATCTTAATTCGTCATCGATTGGGACATGGATTAGAACTACGCGCAGACGGAAGTGTTTTGTTTTCCTCTGTTAACAATAAAGTAGAAATCACTGGAGGTGATGAAACTATTATTGTGGAAGGAAACGGTAATCTAGTGTACAGTGGTGACCTTAATTTACATGTGACCGGAGATTATAATGTTACCGTAGATGGTAATTATAATGTCAAGACCGCAGGTAATAAAACCGAAGAAATACACCGTAATCATATTAAGACAATTGAAGAGAATCAGAACTATATTGTGAAAGGTGATCGAAGTGCAAAAATTATTGGAACTTCTACCGACACAATATTTGGGGACAATCATTGGTTAGTCAAAGGTTTACAGAAGAATTATGTTGAAGGTTTGATCGAATTCAACAGTGGTAAATCAATTTTATCAACATCCGTAGAGAAGTATACAATCACTTCTCAAGAGATACGAATTACTGGGCATACTCTAGAAGCAACTGCCGCTCTCGGTATAATTGGAGGGGAACAGGTCGATCATTTTGGTAAGATGTTCGGTGGTCCTGCCAAAGGATTGGGTGGGGGTACTACCTTCTATGGTACTCTGGTCGGTAAAGCAAGCAATGCTATTGTGTCAGACTTTGCAGAGGAAGCAGGAAAAGCATCCCATGCTCGACAGGCAGCACATGCTCGACGGGCAGATCTGGCGCTGGTTGCCAAAGAAGCAGTAGACACATGGAAGGATACTCTTTCTGCGGATCCTGCGGCGGGCAAGGACTTTGGCGATTACGATTCGGTCGGCCCCCCCGAAACTTATCCGACTATTTTTAACTATGTTCAGATTCCACCGACTGCTCCGATGCCTACCAGTGCCACTATCATTGGAAAAATATCGGGCAGTGAGTATGCGGTACAGAACGTGAAAATTGATATTGCGTCAACCGATCCCGACTCGATCAAATTAAAAATACTACGTAGTGATGACTATGATGAACTGTTTACTTTTGACCCTACTATACATGAGATTAGATCCAAATTAAGAGACAAAACTAATCGAGAAAACGGTAAGTTCACTTCGTTTTTGGTTGCAGAAGGCAAGTTAAATTCTGAATTCAAAAGGGTGGTGCCTAAAAAGATCAATCGTTCGGTCAATAAAAAATCAGTTTCAAGGTTTGGATTTAAGTTTATAGGCAATAATCCTGCGGATAAGAAGAGCAAGAGGTTTACAGTATGATTTACTTGGCAGATCCCGTTTACAATCCTAATTTTGTTACGGACTTTACTAGTGCCACTAAACTTGGCCGTGGTATTACGATGGGCAAATTCCTTGGAAGTCGAGGAACAAGGACTCAGTTGATACAATTAACTACTGACATTCCTCAACTTGCACGAAACCTTTACCTTCATGCCGAACTTCTGACTAATGCCAAGAAAAATCCGGATTTCGGAACTGTACGGATCACTGTAAGTGAGGGAGTATATCTTCCGGCAATCAACGAAACTCCAAGCGGAGTCAATAAACTTAAAGTCGATGGTCGCGCCGTGGTCTATCAAGTCATTAACAAGAAAGGAAAGACTGACATTCCTAAGACGTATGATCTTGCCAACTACTGGAAGGATTATGCCGACTATGATCGATTGTCTATTGACTACGATACATACGATCCCTCCGGAGAATTGACTGCACAGTTAGTAGTAGAAATGCCAATGGTTCCGGAAACTTTCGATCTCCAGTTTAAAAGTGCAATTGATACTTATTACAACGGAGAATTGCAGTCGAAGAATGAATTAATAGAAATCCTAGAATAAATGTATAAATAAGCATATGGCAAAAATACAAAGTACAGAAGACAAAAACTTACAGTCAGTATCTCTAGTTACTAACAGAAAACTAGTTTACTCTGATCTAGACTTATCTTTTGCCGTAAATACTACGGCAAGTGATGATATCTTTAAGAAAACTGATGCTGCGGCAGTCAAACAAGCAGTTAAAAATCTTTTATTAAGTAATGAATGCGATAAACCTTTTCGTCCGAGATATGGGGCAAACCTAACTAAAATGTTATTTGACTTGGTAGATGATGAAGATGCCGAAGACGATATTCGCGAACGGATATATCAGGTCATTGACCAGTACGAACCTCGTGCGTCCATTGAAGAATTAGAAGTAAATCTTGCACCAGATCAGAATAGATTACAAGTAAAATTAACTTTTCGTGTGTTGAACATTGATCAGACCGAAACTCTAGAAACTACTGTTACGAGGTACAGATGACGGAAACTACTATAAAATCGACCGGACTAGACTTCAATTCGATTAAAAACAATCTTAAAACGTTTTTTAAATCTACCGAAGAGTTTAACGATTACAATTTTGAAGCAAGCGGTCTTTCCAATCTTCTGGATGTTCTTGCATACAACACACACTATAACGGATTGATTGCTAACTTTGCTTTGAACGAAAGTTATTTAAGTACAGCACAGTTACGTAGTAGTATGGTAGGTCTTGCCGGAGCATTAGGTTATAATGTTAGGAGTCAAACTGCCGCAAAGGCCATTGTCCGATTACAAGTCACTGATGTTGCCGGACCTTCAATATATACCTTACCCTCTGGAACCACCTTTACCACTACCGTAGAAGGAACTGCATTTACATTTCAGACACGAGAAACTTATAATGCAACCAAAGACGGAAGTGGAAACTATCAATTTGTTGATGCAGATGGTAATAAAGATCTCTATATTACAGAAGGCATCGAAAAAACTAAAATCTTTCTGGCGGGTCCTGCAAGTGAGACCGATACTTACGTCATTCCTGATGAGTCTATGGACTCTTCGACTGCGATAATCAAAGTCTACAATTCTGCAACTTCACCTACATACGTGGCCTATCAAAACATTGATGTTATCACAACGATTGATGAGAATACTCGAATCTATGTGTTGAAAGAATCACCCAACGGTTACTACGAGGTTACTTTTGGTAATGGTTCGACTCTCGGTATCTCTCCGGTTTCAGGAGAAAAGATTGAAGTTAGTTATCTTTCTTGCGGTGGACCAACTGCTAATGGAGGAATTAACTTTACTCCAACCAGTGAATTCCCACTTGCTGGAGGAGGCACCACTCCCATTACTGTCATAAGAGTGCAGAAAAGTGCTGGTGGTAGTGACAAAGAAGTTATCGAGTCTATTCGAAAGAATGCGCCCTACCTCTATGCGTCACAAAACCGAATGGTAACTGCGGCAGATTATTCGACTCTTGTACTTCGAAATTTTGGTCAGTACATTGATGATATTAAAGCATGGGGAGGGGAGGATAATATACCTCAAAACATTGGGGCAGTATACTTGTCTATCTCATTCAAAGAAGGGGTAAATATTCCGGCACAAAAGACGGCAATTACGGCATATGCCAAAGACCTATCGGTTGCCAGCTTTGAAGTTAAATATACCGATCCTATTATTACTTACTTAGAAATCACTCCAGTATTTCAATTCAATTCAAGACTATCAAGCGTGACCAATCTTCAAGCACAGACACTAGTCGATAATTCAGTAAGTAAATATTTCACTGCCAACATTGGAAAGTTTGATCAATCTTTTAGACGATCTAATCTTTTGACTTTGATTGATGATACTGATGTCGGGATCTTATCCTCTCGGGCAATCGTTCGAATGCAACAACGCCTTGCCTCGACAGATATAAACTTTACTGTTGGGAAAGATTATACATTTACTTTTCCTGGATCAATTCTCTCAGATTTGGATGATGAAACAATTCTTGAGACGAGTGATTTCACCTTTTCAAACCGAACTTGTGCCATTCGAAATAGAATTGGATCAAACATCCTTGAAATATTTGATCGGGGTAGTGCTACGGTGCTCACGACCAATACGGGTTATTTTGATCCTCAAAGAGGTATTGTATATATTCAAGGGTTTGCACCTCAAGCATTGTCCGGTGGTGATTCTTACCTGCGAGTGTCTGTCCTCTCAGGCAACCAAGGGAACATCAATACGGTTCGAGAAAATGTTCTTGCTCTAGATGCTATTAGATCGTCTTCTTCGGCAGTCATTACAACTTCAGTATAAATAGGAAGGTAAACGGAAAATAAGATATGAGCGATCCAAAAGCAACCATTACCCAAGAACTGAAAACCACCTTGGTTGACCTTCTTCAGAAAGACCTTGATTCGGCAGACAATAGTTATTATATTGCGCTCGGACGATCCAAAGCATGGCCTGGAAATAACGATGTTCCCGAACAACCAGAAGCATCGGGCACCGCATCGATTAAAGACCTTCGTGCGTCATTTCAATCCTATAAGATTTCTGCCAACAATACGGCAATCATAACTAATACTTCATGGGATGTTAGCGGTACGACCTCGTATTTTCCGTTCGATGACAAATACAGCACACAGTCCAATGAATATTACGTAATAAATGATAGCGATGAAGTTTTCGTCTGTGTTGAAAACGGAAGGAATCTGATTACTGGTGCAATAGTTCCTAGCACGATACGTCCCAGTGCACCCACCAAAACTGTGGCAGATCCTAGCCAATCGCCTCCCAACGATCAAATACGTACCTTCAAGACCTCTGATGGATATCACTGGCGGTACTTGTACAAAGCAAGTCCTTTTGCGTCAACTCAATTTAAAACCAACACTTTGATGCCGGTCAAACGCGTTCGAGGTGCTCCTACATTAGAAGAAGAAATTGAACAGCAACAGATGCAAGACAGTTCTTTTGCAGGAGAAATCTTATCAATTCAGGTTGTTGCCGGAGGGTCTAATTACAGTGCTCCTACGGTTACTTTCAGTGGCAATGGTACTGCTAATGACGGAGAAGGTAATCTTTTAGGTTTTTCTGCCATCCAATCGGGGGGTGTTATTACTCACATTGGTTTAGATTCAGACGGAGTAGGTAAAATTGTACACGGTAGTGGATACACTGATGTTCAACTCACCGTTACAGACGGGGGTTCGGGGTCAGGTGCAATCGTAAGACCAGTTATCGGTAATCTCAATAAAGATCCTCGGGCAACCTTAAGAAGTAACGGTTTGTTGATTAAAACGGATTTTCAGAACTCCGAATTAAATACTATTTTGGCAGAGAACGATTTCCGAACAGTAGCACTCATACGTAATCCAAGTCAATATGGAGGAGGTTCGTTAACTGCTAATACGGCAAATGCTTTGAGTGCTTTATCCTTGACCGGAATCAGTGGTACGTTTATTGAAGATGAATTGATATCACAAGCGGCTACGGGTAGTCAAGGATATGTTGTAAATTTGGACGGAAGTACTCTGTATTACGTACAAGACATTTCTGTGGGTATCCAAGCATTTGATAACTCTTTGGTCACTACGGCAAGTGGTGGTCAGGGTACTGTTACTGGGACTATCAATCCAGATGTTGACGTATTTTCAGGAGATATTCTCTATATAAGTAACGATAGTGATACGCCCAGAAATTCATCACAAACTGAAGAAATAAGATTGATAGTAAATTTTTAATATGAGTATAAGACGTAGTAGACCTGAATTTAAACTTAAAGTTTATCCAGATGTTTATATGATATCGATGTCGGATGACGAGAAATCTCAATATTTTAAAAATTTAGTACTTCCCAGTTGGGAAAAATTTGGAGTAAAGGTTAATCATTTTGAAGCAATCACTCCGAAAGATTTTAGTAAATATAACAATACCCCGATTAGTTACGGTTTAAACTGTTATAAAAACAGTACAAAAGTAGGAACGGCAAACAGGAAATTTACACCAACAGAAAAAGCAATATGGTTCTCTGCATACGAATGTTGGAAAATGTGTGTAAAAGAAAATAAAGCATTTATATTCATAGAACATGATTGTGAATTACTTAAATTGCCTCCTATAAATCTATTACGAGACAATGAAATGATTTTATTATGTAACTGGAGAGGTAAAAGAGCAAATCCAATGACAGGATATTATCTAACACCTCCAATTGCAAAGATGTTAATTGAAATGCTTGTTTTACCGACACACTACAATGTAGATGCATGGGTACAAGAAATGGCAATTAACGTAGGTAGATTCGAAACCTCACATATGCGGGTGGTAAAGTGGGAAGATGAAGAAGGACGACAAATAAGCACGATAGATCATCGTGCAGAAAAGATAGATCAAAAATACTTAGACTTTAAGGGATAGGGAACACCATGGCGAATTTCACCAAAAACACATTTTCGCAGACATACTTCGATGATTGGGATAAGAATAATAATTATCATCGTGTATTATTCAACAGTGGTCGGGCACTTCAAGCAAGAGAGTTGACTCAAATGCAGAGCATCATCAATGGTGAGATGCAACGATTGGGTAACAACATATACAAGGAAGGCGCGGCGGTATCTGCTGGTGAAATTACTGTCAACGCTACCTATCAGTTTGTTAAAATAACAACCTCGATTGAAAACGTTGTAGTCGGGGAAGAAATTGAGCAGCAGTCTGCTCCTTCTGGTATCAAGGCAATTGTTCTTGAAAAGGATTCAGTAAACAACATCTTATATGTACGGTATGTCTCTGACGGTACGGCAACGATAGGCACAGAATCGGTTCGTTTTTCTCAGGGAGGTACTCTCCTTTCCCCCAATGCTGGTTCTTTGACGATAACAAATGCTGGGGCAGGAGCAGATGTAGGGAGTGCATGTAAAGTAACCATAGGTGAAGGTGATTTCTATACTATGGGTCACTTCGTGCATGCGCGTGAGCAGTCTATTATTCTTGGACCAGTTCCTCGAAATCCTGCCAATGCTGTGCTTGGTTTTAAAGTAAACCAAAGTGTCACAACTGTCAATTCTGATTCCGATGGTTATGGTGGTGCGATTGGAAGTCAACTTTATGATAACTGGGGTGGCACTTCTAATACTTCAGCACCCGGAGCAGATCGATATACAATTCGTTTAGATATAATAGAAGCAAGTGCCGTTACATCAGATGATACCTTCCTATTCATTTGTCGTATAGAAAACGGTAAACTCACTGAGCAAGTACAGGAAATTGATGCTTACAACAAGATCAATGATTTGCTTGCCACAAGAACTAAAGAAGAATCTGGTAACTATCTGGTTGCACCTTTTACTGCACATTATGAAGATGACAACAATGCAGATTCGGATTTGACAATGGTTCTGTCAGCGGGTACGGCATATGTTAACGGTTATCGAATCGATAAACAAGTGCCCACTAAAATTCGTGTACCTCGTCCAAATGCAACCGAAACAATAAACAATGGTGGTATTGGTATTGCTCATGGGCAGTATGTAAACGTCACTATGCCTACAGGATTGTCCAGCGGTCAATTCCCATTGATCAGTGCTAATAGCAGTACTGTTCTGGAAGTAGATCTTCGATCCGCGGCCGGATACGGCGGGAGTACAATAGGTAGTGCTACGGTAACCGACATAACTAAAGTTGGAGGAGGCGTTTTTAAGTTACACCTTACTCGAATTATAATGACTGGGGCAAACAAGTTTAGTGCCGTTCGGTCTATCGGATCCTCAGCTGCAATTGTAGCAGACGTTGAATTGACCGGGTCTTTATGTGTTCTTCAGGGTGGGGCAAATACAAGTTATCTATACCCCTATCCTTATGCACGTCCGGCTCTGGCAACAGCAACAGACATTTCTTATACTTACACAACTACTACGGCATCACAGGCAACGACTGCTGGAGGTGTGTTTGACTCTACATCTGGCGCTGCCGCCAACGATTTGAATGCGACTCGATCTGAAATTTACGTAAATCCAGAATCTTGGATTGTATATCAAGACGGGATAGGAATTGTTCAAGGCGTGACACCTGTAATCGCGGCAAATGGATTGTCATACATAATTTCTGGTCTTACCGGTTCAACTAATACTTCAGTATGTTTAAAAATTAAACGTTCTGCACCAGTACGAAGAACCAAGCAATTGTTAACTAAGACGGCAATTGCCTACACTATTTCTGCCGGTGGTATTACATTTAATGAAACTGATATTGCTCAAGTGTCTTTGGTTTCTCAGAGTGGGGTTGATATTACTAGTGACTTTACTTTATATAATGGTCAGCAAGACACCTTCTATGAAAAAGGACGATTGATTTTAAATGCGGGAATTGCTCATACCGGTTCTATCGATGTGACTTACACTCACTACGATCATAGTGATGGTGATTTCTTCGACTTTTCATCTTTCTCTAACATCGACTACGAAGACCTTCCTAATCATCGTATGACCAGTGGTGAGATCCGATCTCTTCGAGATTATATCGATTTTCGTCCTTACTATGACGGTTCAAGCATGTCCTCAACGACTGATGCGGCAAAACCACCTGCCAACGGAACTTCAGTTGAATTCGACGCTAAATTTTACCTTGGTCGCGCAGACAAAATTCTGATCACAGAAGACGGGGAAGTTAAAGTTTTGATGGGGCAACAGGCAAGGGAGCCTCAGTTTAAACAGACTCCTAACAACTCCATGGAATTGTATAAGGTCGTAATGAATCCTTATACAATAAATCCAGACGATTTATCTATGTACCCATTGGAGCATAAAGTTTACACTATGCCCGATATTGCAGAGTTAGATCGACGATTGAGTCTTCTTGAAGAACTCTCTACTCTAACAGGTATTGAGTTAGCAACTAAGTTAAACACTGATTTAGATTCAGACGGTCTAGAAAGACCAGAATCTGGTTATATTGTCGATCCACTTGATGATCAAGGTGTAGCAGATACCAACCTTATAGACTATTGTGCCTCTTTGGATCCCGAAAGCAAACTTGTTCGTCCATGTTTTGATGAAGAAAACCTCCGTTTAATTTATCAACCAGATGATGGAGCAGTTTTTGGTGGCGCATCTTATCAGAACACCTCGAAGAATGTAACTCAATCGGGTGATAATGTATATTTAAATTATACTACTGCTGAATGGCAAAAACAAGATCGTGCATCTACAAGTGTGGCAATCAATAAAACAAATGAAGTGGATAACATAGGTAAGATGATCCTTTCTCCTTCAAGTGATGAATGGAAAGGTACCTATTGGGATACTTCTCCGGTTCTTGCAGGAAAAAGAAGACTTGATAATCGATCACAAACCTTGTGGAATAACTGGGAATGGGGTTGGTTAGGTCGTTCGGTAGAAGATCAGGTGCAGCCCTACTCTCGTCCTAATCCTTTGTCAACCACACCGTCTGGACAGAACTTTGCTTTCTCGGGTTGCGAATCTACCGTAGATCTAAGTTCAGGTTCGACCTCACGCGCAACCAATTTAACTACTAACGGTTCAGTTCGAAGAGTGGTCAGTTCAGACACAATTCGACAAAGAGTCGGTAATCGTGTAATTGATATGGCACTCGTCCCTTGGATTAGGTCTCGTAAGATTTTCTTCAAAGCGGAAGGGATGCGACCCAACACAACATACAATGCTTTTTTTGATGGTATAAATGTAACCGCCTGGTGTAACGGTAATGATACTTTTACTCGATATGCTGCAACTACAGATGACGTAGGCAATCAATACGAAAACCTCTCGGGGCATCCAAGTGTGAATGCTATCACTTCCAACTCGGAAGGTAAAATTGAAGGGTCCTTCATTATACCTAATCAAAGACCGGTAATGACTGGGGTGGCGAATCGCGCACTTCGAAGATCACAAGCAAGTTCTGGTTTACGTTTCCGTGCGGGTGTTCGAGAATTCAAACTTGTGGATAACACGAGTGGCGATATCACTAATGCTGGAAGTCATAGTCGCTCATACTACGCGGTAGTTGGAGCAATTAATAATGCTAGAAACCATGTGCTGTCTAATCGGTACCTTGAACCCTCTTGGTCGGTATTGAGTCCTATGTCTGGACCATCAGATCGAGGTCAACGTCCCGGTGGTGTACATGCGAAAAGTGTTGATCAAACACTCGATGCTCTTTCAAGCACAGACATCAAATTGCTTTCTCCGCATCTTTCAGGATCTTACGGTCCTGATACTTCAGGTTTAGAAGGAAGCATTGGTAATATTGATATCAGTCGCATTCTCAAAGACTATGTTGATGTAGATATCAATTACTTTGGATCTGATGCAACCACGGTACGTGAAATTGGAGAAAGTTCGACACCATTTGCTCAGAGTTTTCGTGTTGATAATGCTCATGGAGTGGTACTTTCTAGTGTTGATTTGTTCTTTAAATCAAGACCAAGCACATCGATTCCAATTATTATGGAAATTCGACCGATGGAAAATGGCCGCCCATCCCTTTTAGAAAGTGTACCGGGATCAACAGTGGTTGTTGCACGTGCTTCAGTTGCAATTCCTAGTACCGAAACAATGACGGTTATTAAAGCAACCCCAACCGTATTCACTTTTGACGAACCAGTGTACCTTTCTCCTTGGCAAGAATATGCTATCTGTCTGAAGACGCAATCTTCGGACTATGAAATATATATTTCTAAGACGGGTGAGTTTGAACTGGGTACTGATAAACAAGTAACAACTTCACCTTTGGTGGGTTCATTATTCTATGCTCGAAATAGTACGTCTACTGTACAAAATGAAGCAGATTTGATGTTCAAACTTAACCGATGTGTTTTCGACACGAACGGGAGTTTAGTTCTACGTAATTCGGTCGCACCTTCAAAACTTCTTCTTAACAATCCTATTCGTACTAACGGAACTAGCACGATTTATGTAACCCATCCTTGTCATGGTCTGCATGTTGGAGAGACTGCAACCATATCGGGGGCAATTGATACTGGCGGCATCAGCGCAGCAAATATTAATGGAAGTCGAACAGTTACCGGAATAGATGGTAAAGGATATCAGGTGGTTGCAGGGGCGAGCGCAAGTTCTACGACGAAAGGAGGCGGCGCAAACGTACTGAGTGCAAGAAACATTCATTTCGAGGTTTTCAATCCTTACATTGAATCTGTTCTGCCTATTGGAACAACTACTGAAACCTTTGCTAGGTATACTCAAGGACGTTCATTATCAGATCCTCTCACTACTAAGTTTGTGAAGGATGTTAACTACACGAAAGTACAATCAAAACAAAATCTCGCGTTTAATGATTATCCTCGTATGATTGCAATGAGAAGCGAAGAGACTGATGCCAATGGCACTGCAACTAATAATGGTACTATTGCAGGATCTTCGACCTTCTCTTTGGATGTTAAAATTGATTTGAAGAGTATTAGTGATTATGTCAGTCCAATAGTTGATCTGCAAAGATGTTCTGCAATTCTTGTACAATCATGTGTTGATGACGATTCTATCACCCCTCCAATTTACAATGTGGCAGAAACGGAACCTGATGGAGGTTCTGCATTGGCTAAGCATATTACTGCGCCTATTACGGTAAACGAAGATGCGGTTGGTCTTTCTATTAAGTTTGATACCCAATTGCCACTTCAAAGTAGTTTAGATACATACTATAGAGTTGCAACAGGTGGTGAGGACCTTTTGAGTAAAAATTGGGTGCAATATAATGCATTAACAGAAATACCTAAGAGTTCGAATCCTAATAACTTTGTTCCGGTTACGTTGTTACCAGGAGGAGTGGCAGGAAACCTTGCCGGATTTAATCAGGCACAAGTAAAATTTGTTATGAAATCACAGAACTCTGTTTCTGTCCCTGCTCTAAGAGACATAAGTATTAAGTTACTTGCTGTATGATGATGAATAAATATACTGGAATAGAAGGGTGGTCCGAATTAGTAAGAGATAACGAAACTAATGCAATTATCAATACTAATTCGGGCGCTATTCATGCAGCAAAGCAGAGGAAGAAACTCCGTAAGCTTGCCCGAGAACAGTTGGATAATCGACTCAACAAATTAGAAACCGAAATGCAAGATATAAAAGGCCTCCTTGAAGTTATAGCAAATAAAATCATATAAATAGAGGTATTGTTGATTTTAGAGAAAGCGTAACTGCACAATGGTAGCCCCGTTAAAAATATTAGAGTCTGGATCTTTAAAGGAAATGGTCATTTCCGAAGAAGATTATCTCGCATATCGTGCAGGAATACATTTATCTACTACTACTGTATCCGATAAGGCCGCGTTAAATATTACTTCGGGGGCAACGGTTGGTACTTATACCGACACCTTCTTCTCTACGGTTACTGTTACTCCTACTATTCATAATTTAGGAACAGTCACTGCTACCACAAGATTAGACAAACCCACTCTTTTTGATATTACATGGGGATCTGCACCTTCTGCTCCAACAAGTGTGGCAGTTGGGGACACTATTCGAATTACCGCAAAGCATGCTCTTACGCTTGGAGTAGGTCAAGATGCGGAAACTTTAGGTCTTTATCTCTCATGGACACGTAACACATCTTTGCTTAATGATGGCGGTTATGTCATCAGTAATAATATTTCGCCTACTCCTAATCCAGTAGATCCACCTCCAAGATTTGCGACATGGCAAGCTGCAGCAGCATCGACTGATTATACGGTTACTTGGGATTTGGTACTAACCGAACCCGGAGACTTTGATCTTGAAATTCTTGGAACCATGTCGGAAACCGATGATGCACCTCCTGATTTTGCCAGTGCAACGCTGCAACTCCCTACCATAACAGTTGCCGCAGTCAACGAACAAGAAGAACAAGGTAGTACATCTACCACGCTATATCAAAACAATAGTGCTATTGTCCCTCAGAGAGGGGAAGCAAACTGGAGAGGATTGACTTACTGGGACAAGGCAACTAAATCTGTTCGTGAAATGTCCAATACCGAACTTGATATTGTGGTAAAACGTTTAGTTAAAAAAATTATGCACGACGAACTTCCAGGAGTTTTTCGTTTATCAGATACGCAACCTAGTGGAGATTGGACAACTTTCATCTCTAATATATTTACTGATACTCGTTTAGACGGCACTTCTAATAACTATTCTATATGGATACGTTCTACTGGCATTGAACCGACAAAATATTCTCCGGCATCAGTCAAAAGATCAAATGGCAATACTGGAGCCTTTCAAGGTCTGCAAGCGGCTCCAGAAAGTACCTTAGAAACTACTTTAGGGCAACGTGCCAAAGAAGTTATCATGGCAACTGGAATCGGAACCTATCAACTTAGAAGTTCTGTTCAAGGTGCCCCCACTGATGCAGGTGTTTGGGTTCCTCGGGGTATTGCAGTAGATACTCGAAATGATGTAGGTATCAGTGTAAGTACGGCAGATTATGTTGGAACTTATACTGGGGATTTTGATACAATAATTCAAGAAGATTATACTGGTACTTTCGAGACTACCGTACTTGAACCGTATATTGGTACCTTTGAGACTGTTGTTCAAGAACCGTATATTGGTACTTTTGAGACGGAGGCACTTGAACCTTATACGGGTACCTTTGAGACTGTTGTTCAAGAACCGTATACTGGTACTTTCGAGACTACCGTACTTGAACCTTATACGGGTACCTTTGAGACTACCGTACTAGAACCGTATATTGGTACTTTTGAGACGGAGGTACTTGAACCTTATACGGGTACCTTTGAGACTGTTGTTCAAGAACCGTATACTGGTGATTTTACACGTGTTGTCCAAGAAGATGAACCTTATACGGGTAATTTCGAGACAACGGTACAAGAAGACGAACCTTACATCGGTGATTTTGATACGACAGTATTAGAACCTTATACTGGTGATTTTACACGTGTTGTCCAAGAAGATGAACCTTATACGGGTAATTTCGAGACAACGGTACAACAACCTTATACTGGTGACTTTACACGTATTGTACAAGAACCTTATACGGGTAACTTTACGACTACTGCTGTAGAACAATTTCCTTACACTGGTGATTTTACACGTCTTGACCAAGAACCTTATACGGGTAACTTTACGACTACTGCTGTAGAACAATTTCCTTACACTGGTGATTTTACACGTCTTGACCAAGAACCTTATACGGGTAACTTTACGACAGCAGTACAAGAACCTTACACTGGTGATTTTACACGTCTTGCCCAAGAACCTTATACTGGTAACTTTACGACTACTGTTGTAGAACAATTTCCCTATACGGGTAACTTTACGACAGCAGTACAAGAACCATATACTGGTAACTTTACGACTACTGCTGTAGAACAATTTCCCTATACTGGTGACTTTACCCGTCTTGCTCAACAACCTTATACGGGTAATTTCGAGACAACGGTACAACAACCTTATACTGGTGACTTTACCCGTCTTGCTCAACAACCTTATACTGGTGATTTTGATACGACAGCTGTAGAACAATTTCCCTATACTGGTAACTTTACGACAGCAGTACAAGAACCATATACTGGTAACTTTACGACCACAGTACAAGAAGACGAACCATATACTGGTAACTTTACGACAGCAGTACAAGAACCATATACAGGTAACTTTACGACCACAGTACAACAACCTTATACTGGTAAC